TCAAGGCCAGCAAGGTCGATGACGTGGTCAACGACCGGCTGGCCAAGTTCCTGGCCATGCGCGCCGCCGATGACCGGCTGCACGCGACGATCAACACCTGCCGGGCCCGGACCAGCCGGATGAGCGTCACCGATCCGTCGCTCCAGAACCTGGACCGGGACGAGACCGTGGTGCGCGGGGCGTTCATCCCTTCCCCGGGCAATGTGTTCGTCACCGTGGACGCCGACCAGATCGAGGCCCGGCTCGGCGCGCACTTCTCCGGCGACCAGCGGATGATCGCCATGTTCGCGGAGGCTGACCGGACCGGGATCGACTTCTTCCGCCAGATGGCCGCGCAAATCCACGGGACCACCATCGGAGACATGCCCAAGTCCGATCAGCGCCGTCAGGTGACCAAGAACGCTGCCTACTCCTGGCAGTTCGGGGCCGGGCTGGAGAAGATGGCGGTCACCGCAGGGGTGACCGTCGATCAGATGCGCCCGGTGCACTCCGGTCTCAACGTGCTCTACCCGGGCATCGGCGCGCTGATGAAGAAGCTGATCCGCCAGGGCCGGGCCAGCGGCGGGATGCCCTCCGTGGTCACCCCCACCGGGCGTCGGCTGTTCTCCAGCCCCGGCAAGGAGTACACCCTGCTCAACACCCTGATCCAGGGACACGCCGGGGAAATCCTCAAGCAGGACGCGGTCAACCTGGACGCGGCTGGCTATGGACCCTACATGCGCCTGTTCGTGCACGACGAGATCCTCTTCGAGTTCCCCCGCGAGCACGCTGAGCAGGCGCTGTCGGACATCACCCGTATCCTGACCGACCGGGAGAACTACGCCGTCCCGATCACCTGGGGCGGGACGATCATGGAAGAGAGATGGGCAAAAGTCTGATGCTGCCGCCAGCCGTGCTGTGGCTCGATCCCGGGGGCATGACCGGGTTCGCCCTGCTGGAGCGGGGCAAGTTCAGCACCTACGAGCTGCCATTCCAGGAAACCGGCAACCGGATCTACGCCGAGTGCTCGATCTGGAAGACCGCACTGGCCATCGGCTGGGAGCGCTGGCGGATCAGCGAGGACACCCACAAGACCACGCCCGAGCCCGAGGCCATGCACGTCATCGGGGTGGCCAGGTGGCTGTCTGCGACCTGGCACTGCCAGGTGCTCCAGCCTGCCGCGCCCGGGGACCGCGACGTCGCCACCCCGGCGATGCTTCACCTGATCGGCTGGTGGCGGCCGGGCCTGGACGACGCCCAGAGCGCCAGCCAGCACATGCTGGCATGGCTGCTTCGCACCGGGAACCTTCCGCCCGAGCAAGCGCGTATCCTGGCCGCAGCACGTCAACACTGATCAAGATCGAGAAGGATGTCAACAATATGCGCACCGTGCACCGCTTTGTGATCACCGCCGATGACACAGCCCAGCCAGCCATGCTGATGCCAGCCCGCGAGGGCGAGTTCCCGCTGGCGATCGGCAACGCCGAGATAGACCGGGTTGAGTTCTGGGCCGAGGTGGACACCACCCGGACCGTTCCGCGCTACTTCCAGATCTTCGGCACCGGCCACCCCGTTCCCGAGGGGTCCGCGAGGTATGCGGGCACCGCGCCGCGCAACCAGCAGGGCCTGGTGTGGCACCTGTTCGAGGTCCCGGAGCCCCGGCATGCCTGAGCGCTACCAGCGCAAGCCCGAGCCGCCGACGACGGACAAGCTCTACGTTGCCCAGTACCATGCGGGCACCGATCTTGCGGGAGTCCGCGAGGTCGCGGCCATGGCCTACGGGGGGGAAGCAGGCGAATGCGAGCTGCCGGAGACCGGGAAAGTCCTGCTGGCCCGCTACATCTACGTAGGTGATCACGGGTCGCACCCTGATTATGCGGTGGTCCGGGACGGGAAGTTCCTGTGCTACAGCGAGAAGCACGGGAACCTGACCGAGGACAGCCAGCCGGACCTTGATCACTTCTATGAGCGGGCTGACTGATGACCTGGGCCGAGATCCTGGCTGAGGACACCGAGCACATCATCATCGGCGCGGAGATGGCCGAGCACCACCTGGCCCAGCAGCTCCCGGGCTGTAATTACAGCAAGGAGCGCAACACCTGGAAGGCCCCGCTGTCCTGGGCTACCTACGTGTCCATGCAGACCCTGTGGGCTGCCCAGGGCATCGAGCTGGGCCCGAACCTGACTGGATGGGCCTGGGACGCCTGGAAGCGCGTGGAGCGCGCCTACGAGCAGCGGGCTGCACTGGATGAGTCGGCCGCGCCCGAGCCGCTGCGCAGCCAGCTCATGGCCCTGGAGGAGGGCAGCGTCAAGAAGCTGTACCCGCCGCAGCGCGGGGGCGCGGTCTGGCTGGCGATGAACCGGGCGGTGATCCTCAACGACCCCCAGGGCGGGGGCAAGACCCCGCAGGTGATCCGGGCCATCCAGCTCCTGCATGCCTATGGCTCGGCCTGCCCGGCACTGATCATCGGCACCGTCTCGGCGCTGCGCGGCTGGGAGAAGGAGCTATCCGACTGGGCTCCTGAGCTGTCGGTGCGGATCATCGAGGGCAGCGCGGCGCGGAGGCGCAAGCTCCTGGTGGACGAGCCGCCCGCCGACGTGACCCTGATCTCCTGGGCCAGCGCCAGGGCCCACTCGCGCCTGGCCTCCTTCCCGGGCGTCCGGTTCAAGCGGTGCACCGCGTGCGGCGGCACCGATGAGCAGGTCAAGCCGGGCTCGTGCCAGGTGCACCGCAAGGAGCTGAACGAGATCCCCTGGGTGACGGTGGTCGCGGACGAGGCCCACCGGCTGGGCAACGCCAAGAGCCAGCAGACCCGCGCGGTGTGGTGGCTGATGCACGAGGCACGTAACCGCTGGCCGGTCACCGGCACCCTGATCGCGGACAACATCGGCAACTTCTGGCCGATCGGCCGGGCCCTGGACCCGGCGAGTTTCCCGGCCAAGAGCCGTTACCTGGACCTGTTCGCGATCAAGAACTACTCCTTCAACGGCGGCACCGAGATCCTGGACATCCGCCCGGACACCGCCCCGGCGTTCCATGCTTTCGTGCAGCCGCTGATCCGGCGCATTCCCCGGGAGATCGCACTGCCGTGGCTGCCGAAGAGGATGCCGCCGGTCTTCCGCTACCCGGAGATGACCCCGAAGCAGAAGACCGCCTACAGCCAGCTCGCGAAAGAAGCGCTGGCTGACCTGGAGATGGCTGACACCGCCGGGAACACCATGATCCCGGCCAACACCGTGGTCAGGTTCGGGCGGCTGTGCCAGCTCGCGGGCTCCATGATCGAGCTGGCCGAGGGCGAGGATGCAGAAGGGTTCACCCGCCAGGACGTCCGGCTGGTGCTCCCTTCATCGAAGGTCGATGACCTGGTCGAATTCCTGGAGGACAACCCAGGCCCCCTGGTCGTGGCAGCCAACTCACCCAGGCTGGTCGAGCTGGCCGAGCACAAGTTCGCCCTGGAGAAGATCACCAGCGCGAAAATCACCGGGGACATGCCCGGGATGGCCCGTGAGCAGGCCATCGAGAACTTCCAGGCGGGCCGGGTGCGGGTCATCTTCATCACCAGCGCGGGCGGGGAATCGATCACGCTGACCGCCGCCAACACGATCTACTTCCTCCAGCCTGACCCCAGCTTCCTGGGCCGCGAGCAGAAAATCAGCCGGGTGGACCGGATCGGGTCGGAAATCCACGACTCCATCCGGGTCGTGCACGCGATCACCCCGGGCACCGTGGAGGAGCGGCTCTACCAGCTCGGCACCGAGAAGGAGGAGCGGGCGAACAGCCTGACCAACGACCGGCAGTTGATGTTCTGGCTGATCGCGGGCGGCGAGCGGGCGGCGACCACGTGAGCGGGCCGGTGATCGACAGATTCACGGGTGAGTACCACTTCCTGTCCAACTTCGCTGCCACCCCGTTCGAGATGCCCGGGATGGCGGGCGGCCTGGTCTGGCCGACCGCCGAGCACTGCTACCAGGCGGCAAAGTCCCCGACGCTGACCGGGATGGAGATGATCCGCAACGCCCCCACGCCAGCCGCAGCCAAGGGGATGGGCCGGGCCGCTGAGCTGCCCGCTGGCTGGGACCGGGTGAAGAAGACGGTCATGATGCAGATAATTCTGGCCAAGTTCAGCCGCAACCCGGAGCTGACCGCGATGCTCTGCGCGACCCGGGGCCGGGAGCTGATTGAGGGCAACACCTGGGGCGACGACTACTGGGGCGCGGTCCAGGGCGGGGCACCGCCGATGTGGCACTGGGGCCATGGCTGGTACGGGAACAACTGGCTCGGCCGGATTCTGATGATGGCCCGCGACGTCATGGACCCGCTGGCATGAGCAGCGGATACCTGCTGGTAATCAGGCTGTCCCGGCCGTTCTCCGGCACCGAGATCGTGGAGGAGGCCGGGCTGATCACCATCCCGTTCGCGGACGAGGAGTCGGCTGCGGCGGCGATGCACACGACCAGGCTGTCGGTGGAGGCTGCTAGACCTCTGACTATCCCCGGCGAAGTGGTGAGGGAAGAAGATCATGATCCAGGAAGGCAGTGACCTGATCCAGGTCAGCAACAGCGAGATCAGCACCTGGCAGCGGTGCCGCCGCAAGTGGTTCGTCCTGTACTACCTGTGCTTCGCGCCAGCCGGGGAGAGCCCGGTCTCGAACATGGCCCTGGGCAGCCGGGTGCACCTGGGCCTGGAGGGCTTCTACGGCTACGGCCTTGACCCGGTGACCGTGCTGCGGGTGGTCTACGCGGCCGAGCGCCAGGCGCACCCCGACTACGACGCTGAGCTGGCCGCTGAGGAAGACCTGGCCCTGGCCATGGTGAGCGGCTACCCGGACTGGCTGTCCGAGACCGGGTCAGACGCCGGGCTGGAGGTGATCGGCACCGAGACCGAGGTGACCGTGGGCCTGCCCACGCTGCCCGGCGTGGTGCTGCGCTGCCGCCTCGATCAGCTAGCCAGGCGTGCTGCTGACGGGTCGGTGCTGTTCATGGATTACAAGACGGCGGCCAACTTCGAGCGGCACGAGATGCTGCGGATGGACCCGCAGATGAAGACCTACCAGGTGGCCCAGCACCTGGACGCGGCGCGGCGCACCGCCGCCGGGGAGGCCGATGTCCCGGTGGTCTCCGGCGGGCTGATCACTACGCTACGCCGGGTGAAGCGCTCGGCCAAGGCCGTGCCGCCGTTCTACGACCGGACCCCGGTCTTCATGTTCAACCCGGACGAGGCCCGATCGACGTACCTGAGAATTGTGGGGGTAGCCCGTGAGATAGTGGCGGCCCGGCGTGCGCTCGATGCGATCTACGAGGAGCAGGGAGGTGCCCTGGCCGCGATCAATGACCAGCAGCGGGAGTTCCTGTACCCGACCCAGATCATCGACCGATGCAAGTGGGACTGCCCCCTGGCGGGGGGCACCTGCCCGGCCATGGACGATGGCAGCGACTGGCCGGGTATCCTCACCAGCAGCGGGCGGTTCATGCAGGTCGATCCCTACAGCCATTACCGGGACCAGACCGTCCAGACGATCAAAGATCAACTGGAGAAGATCAGGTGATGATCCAGCCTTACGCACCCCAGCAGGTCGTTCCTGGCCTGTATCTCCCGCCTGCGCCGGTTTACGTTCCCGCGCTCCCTCAGGGTCTTTCCTTCCTGATCCATGGCGGGGCTAAGGCGGGTAAGTCCAGCCTGGGCGACACCGTGCCCGCTCCCCGGCTGATCCTGGACGTCGAGGGAGGCTCCCGGTTCACCCACTCCCGCAAGCGCTACTGGGACCCATCCCGCGAGGGCGTCCCACAGCAGGGCCAGCACCTGACCGCCGGGTATGGCCAGCCGTCGGTCACCCCGGACTGGGAGAGCGCCATTGTGATGGTGCGCGAGGCCAGGCAGGTGGACGCGGTCTACCGCATCATGAACTCCGGCCAGCACCCATTCAACGGGCTCACCATGGACAGCCACACCGAAGTGCAGCAGCGGATGATGGACGACCTGGCCGGTGGCCAGCAGCTCAGCCGGGACAACTGGGGCGCGCTGCTGCGCAAGATGAACAACATGACCCGGCAGTTCCGGGACCTGATCACCCACCCGGTGAAGCCGATCTGGGGGATGTGCTTCATCACCGGCTCCCACCTGGACAGCCGCACCAGCCGCTGGCGGCCGATGCTCCAGGGGCAGACGGCGGACTACCTGCCTTATTACGTGGACGTGCTCGGGTACATCTCCCCGGCCCCCGACGGCACGCGCCATCTGCTGATCGGACCGCACCAGCAGTACGAGACCGGCGAGCGGATCGGCGGACGGCTGCCGATGTCCATGCAGCTCGCCTACCCGCAGTACGGAATCCCCGGATACGACATCAGCAACATGATCACCCAGGTGATCGGTTAGGAGCACGGATCGTGACCCAGTACGACTTCAACACCCTGTACGGGGCTGCTGACCACTCGATGCAGCTCTATGACAAGGGCACCTACGACGCCGTGGTCACCGAGGCCACCTGGGGCCGGACCCAGGACGGCGCGAAGGGCCAGTGGAGCCAGAAGTTCACCTTCACCACCGGCCCGTACGCGGGCAAGACCCAGAAGAACACCATCACCGTGAGCCCGGACAGTGACAAGGCGCTGGGGATCATGTTCCGCGAGATGGACGCCATGCAGGTCCCCTGGCAGCAGTGCTCCAGCGAGGAGCAGATGGCCCAGTACATGATCGGCAAGCCGGTCCAGCTCCAGATCATCCACGACACCTACAACGACATCACCCGGTCCAAGGTCGGCGCGATCCGGCCGCCGCGCCCGGGAGCCCCGACGCAGGCCCCGCCGCCCCAGCAGCAGAACGGGATGGCCCAGGGCTACCCGGGCCAGGCGCAGCCTCAGTACGGCCAGCCGCAGGGTTCGGCGTATGGCCCGCAGCAGGGGCAGTGGGGCCAGGCTCAGGGCGGCTACCCGCAGTACCCGCCACAGCCACAGCAGCCCATGGCCCCGACGCCCTACCAGCAGGCGACCGGCCAGGCCCAGCCGCCCCAGCAGCAGTGGCAGAGCCCGGCTGGCCAGGCCCAGCCGCCGCAGCAGGCCCCGCCGCCTGCCAACCCGGCCGCACCGCCGTGGGCCCAGCCGCCGACGCCCGGCCAGGGCGGCCAGGGCGAGTTCACCCAGCAGGGCCAGTCCTACCAGCCCAACATCATGGGCTCGCAGGGCGGACCGCAGCAGCCAGCCGGTACGCAGCCCCAGCCGCCCGCCAGCGCGCCACAGCCGCCGTGGGGTACCCAGCAGCCCGGCCAGGCCCCGCAGTGGCAGCAGGGGGCTCCTCCGGCCGCTCCGCCGGGTGCCCCGGGCCAGCCGCCCGCTGGCCCGTGGACTCCGCAGCAGGCCGCGCCGAACGGGTACCCGCAGCAGCCCCAGGGTCAGCAGCCCCAGCAGGGTCAGCCTCAGCAGGCCCCGCCGCAGCAGGGTCAGGTGCCCCCGCCGCCGCAGCCGCCCTGGGCCCAGTGAGAACGTGCCCCCCGGCTTGATATGCGCTCGGCCGGGGGGCGCTCAGAAGTACCCGGGGCTGGGCAGTCGGGTGAGGGACCTGACCTTTGCACCGGCATCCAGCTCCACGGGGATGCGCGCAGCAGATACACAGGTGAAGCTCCGTAACCCGGCCCCGGGTACCCGCAGGTAAAGATCCAACCCAGTGAAGGGAATGACCCGAATCATGCCAACCGCTATTCAGGAGACCCCGGTCACCGGCCTGCCCGGCCGCACCCCCCGGGAGAGCATCGAGGCCCCCCTGACCGGGGGCCGTGAGATCGAGCCCGCGCTGCTGCTGGACGTCTCCAGCTCCAACGAGGAGGCCGCTGGCCCGGACAGCGACATGACCAAGCACCAGCTCGTTGAGGTGGCGCTGCCGCTGCTGGTCGGCTCGATGGAGGGCGACGACAGCCAGGCGAAGAACGAGGAATCTGGCGGCGGCGTGCGTGGTTTCGCGTTCTCCGACCGGAACGCTGCCCAGGATCTGGATGACCTGAACACCGCCCGGATCAAGGAGCAGCTCAAGGCCATCCGCTGGGGTGGCATGACCTACGCCATGGATGCGGTCAGGATGGCCGAGGCCGCCTACCAGGAGGAGTTCGGGGACCGCCCGCTGCGCAACCGGCCCGCCCTGGAGCTGGCGATCCTGACCGACGGCATGCTCAACGATGCCGACGAGTTCGAGGCATGGGTCGCCCAGGCTGACGAGACCTGCGTGATCTGCGCGGCGATCATCGGTTACGGCACCGGCCACGACCGGGCGGTGGAGCACTACCAGAAGATCGCCAAGGGCAACAAGTTCGTGACGGTGGACGCGCTGACCGGCGTGTCCGACCCGACCGAGATCGCGTTCGACCTGCGCCTGCTGATGGGCCTGGCCTGATAGCTCCCCCTGGCGCGGGGCGCATCCAGAAGTGCGAGTCACACCCGCGCCAGGGGTCCCGGCCCCGGGGGGGAACATTTCTGTTGACATCCTTGTTGGAAGGAGTAGCCTGGTAAACAGGCACCAAGATCAAGATCAAGGAGAATCATGTCCCAGGAAACCAGCGTCTGGCTGAACACCATGACGCTCATCGGCTTCACCGACAAGCGCGGGACCGCCTGGCACTACCGGGAGTCCGAGCAGGGTGAGCGGCCGAACCACTACCCGGGTGCGATCCCCGAGGCCGACGTCATCGAGCGCCTGTTCGACTGGGAGCCTGAGGTCGGATTCGGTGAGACCACGGTCCGGCGAGGCGGCCAGGATGTCCGCATCGTGGACACCAGCCGCAAGACCATCGTGCACCCCAAGACCGATGCCATCCTCGGCCAGTTCATGGACAGCTACCAGCCGCACGGCTACAAGCAGTGGCTGCTGACCAACCTGCGGCTGCTGCTCCAGGGCGGCGGGCTGGGCCTGTCATCGGCTGGCCTGCTCAAGGCCGGTGCCCAGGGATGGGTGCAGGCCGAGCTGGAGGAGACCCAGGAAGTCGCCGGTATCCAGTTCCGGCCCTTCGTGACCGCGTTCACCTCGCTGGATGGGTCGCTGGCCACCAACTACATCACCGGGGCCCAGCTCGTGGTGTGCGACAACACCCTGGGCCGGGCGCGCTCCAGCGCCGCAGCCAAGTACCGGGTGAAGCACTCCAGCCGCTCGCTGGGGCGCATCCCGGAGATCCAGGACGCCCTCGGCCTGGCCAGCGACACCGCTGACGAGATCACTTCCGAGCTGGAGAACCTGATCGCCACCGACGTGGACGAGAAGGCATGGCAGCGGTTCCTGGACCTGGAGGCCCCGGTGCCCGCAGACCTGCCGAAGGGCCGGAAGCGGACCAACGCCGAGAACCACCGGGACGCGCTGATCAACCTCTACCACAATGACCTGCGCGTCCAGCCCTGGGCGGGCACTGCGTTCGGCGTGGTGCAGGCGGTCAACACCTACGACACCCACGTCAGGACGGTCAAGGGCTCCGAGCGGGCCGAGCGGAACGCCGACAAGATGGTGACCGGCGCATTCGGCAAGCTGACTGCTGACACGATCGAGAAGGTCAACCTGGCCCTCGTGGCCTGACCAGACCGGCCCGGCGCACCTGTCCCGCTCCCCGTGCGCCGGGCCGCTTATGCGTTGAGAGGAGGACCCATGGCCGGATTCCCGAAGGGCACCGTGCTCTACGGGGAGCACCATGGCCTGGGCTCCTTCGCGGCCACGGCCGCGTTCCTGAACGACCGCTACAGCCCCGACCCGCCGCTCAAGCGCCAGCACATTCACAACTGGTGGAAGCGCGGCACGGTGAACAAGGCGGGCCAGCCGTTCCCCCAGCCGGTCCGCGAGAGCAGGCGGGGGCCCAAAACCGTGCGCGAGTTCGCGCTCGGGGACGTCTCGATCTGGTACTCCGCCGGGGTCAACCTCGGCCGCCGGACCCGGGAATAGTCTGTTGACATCCTTGTTATACCAGGTGGAAGGCCCCGGAAACACCGGGACCGGGAAGATCAAGATCATGATTCCGAACTATCCGTACCCTGAGGACACCGGCCAGGACATCACCGTCCCGGCGGGCATGACTGAGGTCCGGTCGATCTCTGCCATCGCGATAGAGATCATGAACGACTGGTCAAAGGTCTACTTCGGGGCCGAGCCCTACCTGGGCGCGATGCTCCGGCTGGACAAGGTGACCGACCGCTACGGTCATGAGACAGGTGCGGAAATAATCCTCCGCTTCCTGGTCAACGCCAAAACCTGGCGAGGCGAGACCGCCCGGCGCATCAAGGCCGAGCTGAAAGAGATGATCAAGTGACCCTGGAGGACCGGCGGGCGCAACTGGCCAGCCAGATCGCTGAGCCAGGCCCCGCCGACCGTGCCGACCTGGACCGCTGGCTGGACGACTGCCGGGCGCAGAGCGAGCGGCTGGACGAGGAACACCGGCTGCTCGGGATCGGCCGCACTGCGGCGGTCTGCATGACGCATGAGATCACCGGCTCCTGGGCCTCTGCCACAGCCAGCCGGTGGTATCTGGCCCTGCCTGAGCGATACATGACCCTGGACAGCATGTCCCGGCCGGACTGGAATCACAGCCACTATCCGCACGACGAGCACGGGCACATCGGCCGGGTGACCACCCGCCAGCGCCCAGAGACCGAGGCAGACACCAGGACGGAGCAACTGGTAGCCGTCATCCTGGCGGACCTGGCCGAGAAGGGGGGGTCAGCCTGATGAGGATCTGGGCGGGCACCCGGCACCTGGGGTTCAGCTTCAAGGCCCCGCACTGGGGCTTCTGGCGGTTCTTCTGGACCTACGCAGCCGTCATCCTGGTCGCGGGCTGGCCGTGGGGAGTCTTCCACGGCTGGCTCGCGTGGGTAATCGGCCTGGCGTGGATCGCGGTCATAGCAATCATCGCCACCCTGGTACTGACCGCCCGCTGGACCGGGGCGCACCCGAAGGACGAGGACACCGAGAACGTCGCCGGGCACTGACCCGGCGGTGAAGTTGCACAACCACGATCAAGATCAAGAGACAAGGATCACAAGCATGCGTATCGAGCAGGCAGTTGCGTTCGTGAACGACCTGGTCTTCCGCCCCGGCTGGAAGATCTCAGCCCGGCCCAGCTACCCGATGCGGGGCGGCGACTGGCAGGCCGGGGCCTGGGACAGGATCATGGTGACCCTCCGGGTTGAGACGGTGGACACCAACCAGGAGCACGCTCCCGAGTACCGCAAGGCCAAGATCATCGAGCACGACTTCGAGGTGATCATCCCCCAGCTCGATGAGGATGACCTGCTGTACGAGGTGCTGCGGGGAATCGCGGATCTCAACGACCACGAGGACCGCGAGTTCCTCCGCCAGCGCAGCAAGGACTACTACGCCCCGCTGCACCCGCACAAGATGGATGGCCAGCTCAGGCTGATGTCCGCCAAGGTCCGGCACGCCGACCGCGCGTTCGCCAGCCGGTGAGCGAGCTGGCCAGCGGGACGGGCACCGATCCGGCAACGGACCGCTGCCCGTCCTGCGGGCACCTGTGGGAAGAACCCTGCTGGTGCCTGTGCTGCGGCCTTGGCCGCGACGATGATCAAGATCAAGGAGGAGACACGGTGGAGACCACCACCAGGCAGTTCAGTGCGGACGAGATCCGCAGCTACATCGGGGCCAAGTACGGCCCCGGGACCGGCCGCGTCATCGAGCGGCTCAACACCTGGCTGGCCCGGGGCGACGGGGTAGCCGTCTACGAGAATGCCGACCTGGGTCACCGCGAGTTCGGCTGGCCCCAGCTCGCCTCGTTCGGGTCGATCAACTCCCAGCTCGAACCCCGGTGCGGCACCTGCGGGATGTCCGCCGAGGAGGACGAGTCCGGCAACTGGGTTCACTGCGTGGTGCGTGTTCCAGACGACCACGCCGTGGACTACCCAGGCCCGCCGCAGAAGATGCCCGACGTGGGCGGGCGGATCAATTTCCGCTACCAGCTCCAGGGCATCTACCGGGGTGATCAGCTCTGATGGAGAAGATCAAGATCGTCTGGATGGACGACCAGGTCAAGACCTTCTTCGTCCAGACCGGCACCATGTTCGTGAAGGATGGCGTGCTCTACATGAACGTGATGGATGAGACCCAGGCTGACCGCGAGCACGGCCGTGCCCCGAAGTCAGGGCCACGCCGCGTCCGCTATCCGCTGTCCAACATCCGCTGGTATGGCGACCCCGGGAAGGAGATCACGTGGTGAACGGGTACTCGAACCGGGAGCACCAGAATGCCGACCAGGCGGCCCGCAGGCGGGCCCTGACGGCCATTGACCACATGAAGCAGGAACTGTCTTCCCTGGAGCGCCGGATCACTTACAGCGGCACTCACGTGGACGCCAGCGAGACTCAGCGCCTGGCCAGCCTGGTCCGGGACCTGACCGAGTACCTGGCCGTCCAGGAGACCCTGCGCGAGGTGCGCGAGTGGGATGCGGCCGATCAGGCTGAGGCTGCTGCGAACCTGGCTGGTGAGCCCAGGGGCGTTCAGGACGTGGTCCAGGGCAGGGCGGGTCGCAGCTCCGACCCAGCCCTGGCGGCCAGGCGGAAAGCCAGAGGATCATCCTGACCCGCGCACAGAGGGCCCGGCCAGTGGCCGGGCCCTCTGCCTGCAACCCCCAGCGCAGGATTGTGGGTCAGGTATGCGCGAGCCCGTTCACGCCGACGGAGAACGAGGTGCCCGCACCCGAGATAGAGGGGACCAGGACCGGCGTGGTGCCGATGACACCCTCAACTGGCTGCGTGGTGAACCAGCTATTGAACCCGTTCACCTTCCCGTTCGCGGTGGTCAGTCCCACATTCGTGAAGGCCGCGAGCTTGCCGCCAGGCTGCGGGGAGGCCGCATTGCGGTCCTCGGCACCAGCACCTGCCAGCCGGAACACCAGGCCGGATGCGACACCGTGCTCGGTCCGGTTGGTCTGGATGGCCTGGGTAACGTCGCGCAGGGTGAAGACGATCGTCCCGGCCGCCGAGTTGTAGCTCACCGCGTAGGTCACGGTGTCGCCCCGGTGAATCGTGAAGGCGGAGTGCGACATCAGCGACGGGGAGCCGCCGAGCTGGGTCCAGAAGACGTCATAGTCGGTCAGGCCCGGGTTGGCGGTGATGCCGATGGCAGCCTCGGGGCCGCCGTGGTAGCGCTGGAGGTGAACGCCCAGGGACACGTTGTTGTCGTCGGTCGCCCGGCGCAGGTACGTGCTGGCGGTGACCGCCTTGAAGTTCGCACCGGAGTTGACCACCTCGTAGCCAGCCTGGCAGCCGCCAGCCGGTGCCGGGCAGGCCGTGGTGCGGTCCCCGACGATGGAAGCTCCCGCGCCCGTGGCGAATATCCCGAGCAATGACAGCGCGAACGTTGCGGCTACCGCACCGGCCGCAGCCAGTCTCATCCTGAGATGCATGGTTGGTGATCCTTCCGATCTTGGGTCCTGATCAAAGGGGGGCAGCAGCTCTGCCGCCCCGTGCGTGGACCACCCTAGACCCCGACAGCCCAGGGTGCACAGGGTCTCCGGTCCGTCAGTTGGACATGCCCCGGACCGACGGGTCATCCATCAGGTCGCGGTGAGCCTGCTCGCGGGCCTCATCAGCCCGCTTGACTACCAGGCCCTGGACGGCCATCACGCCCGCCTGCTCGGAGTTCAGCCGGACCTTGTCCCCGATCTTGTGCCTCTTGCCGTCCGGGCCGTTGTGGTCCATGACCACCTCGTACTCTTCGAGGTCAGCCACGCCGTCCGCGAACGTGCCGGGCTCGGGCTGCCTACCCCGCTCAGCCTCCTCCGCCGCGTCCTTCTCCGCTGCCTTCTGCTCTGTCTTCGCCCTGGAATCAGTCATGGGAATCGCCTCCTGGGGACGATCATGCCCCAGGCGGGGGCGTGACGGGAGGATCTGGCGGCCGGGCCGTGACCGGGTAAGTGCCCAGGATCGGGTCAGGCTCGCCAGCCGGGTGGGGTTCCTCTGGTGGCGGTCCGACCGCCGCGAAGGAGTGTGACCACATCCCGTGCGGGTCCAGCAGGTCAGCTATCTGCTGGACGTTGACCCGGGCGTATCTGTCGTGCTTCTGGTACTCATGGACGGTTGCCAGCGTCCTGGTCACGGCCGCGATGGCGTCCGCGCCAGCCGGGCTGTGGGTATGCGGCGCGAGGTAGGCCGTGATGAAGTAGGCGATCAGGGCGACCGCTGCGGGCACCGCCGCCTTGACCGGGTCAGGAACCGAGGCGGGAAGCAGGCTCACGATGAGGGCCGCGATGGCTCCCGTGGACAGCCCGGCGATCCCGCCGCGCTTGACCTTGGCCTCCAGGGGGGCACGCGGCGCGGCTGGCGAGGGAGCGCTCATGACCAGCCGTACCCGGCCTGGCCGCCCGGGGTGGTGATCTCCAGCGAGACCACGTCGTGCCCGTCACAGGGCACCTGGACCAGCGGGCTGTCGATGGTGATCTTCGGTGTGGAGATGTCCCACTGGTGCCCGCCGGGCTTGTGCAGGGCAACCCGGACGTCCACCTCCTGGAGGCTCTGCGCACCCGGGTCACTGACCAGCACCAGGTGCTTGGCGGACGAGGGCACGACGTCGCAGTGCGGGCTTCGGATGATGGCGGACACGTTGTCTCCCTTGAGTTGAGGCTGGCCGGGCGGAACTGGGACAGGACCCGGACCGGGCCCTGGGTTCAGCATCCCGGTCATGGCCACTGACTTGAACTGGGCCAGGCAGGAGGCGACGTCTGCCGCGCTCTGCCTGCCCGCGTAGCTGCCCCGGAAGGCATTGAAGTCGATCTTCGAGCCATTGAAGTCCATCGTGTCGGTGTACTGGCCGACGGTCGCGTGGGTGTACCCGCCGTAGCCCTGCCACAGCGTGAAGGAGTCGTTGTCGGAGTACCCGGCGTACCCCGATGTCCACAGCAGAACGCCCCGGCTGATCAGGGGCTCCAGGCTGGGCGAGCCCAGCGCCAGCCAGTACCAGTGCGGGAGATAGGCGAGATGGAGCACCCCGCCAAGGTGCCGGTAGGCGTCGATGAACTGGGTGGCGGTGCCGATGCCGGGGGCAGAGAAGTAGGCCGAGACAGGGGCGGCCCGCAGCGCCGTGGCCACGGCGCTGACCGAGTGCCCGAGATCATGTCCCTCGCCGTCTCCCTCGGACAGCTTGAGGGCCGACCCGACGGGCTCGATGTCAAGCATCAGCGGGGTGCCGGACCCGACGATCGTGTGGGCCAGCTTCGCCTGGCTGGCCGGGTCCGAGCGGGACTCCAGGAAGTGGTAGCCGAGCTGGAAAGCGTTGTGCTGGCGGGCCTGGAGGACATGGCCTCCGTAGGCAATGTCAGTCAGCCAGTTCCCCTCGCTGGAGCGGGCACATACCGCCACCGCGCCGGAGAGGCTGATCCCCCGCTGGAACTGGGACACGTCAGGGAAGAAGATCGTCATCAGTTCTCCTGGTCTTGGATCGTGCTCTGGCCCCGCAGCCTACGCTCCTGAGCAATTGGGCGGGTCCGGGACCGGATGGGCGGAGCGCTGCTGGGTGACGACTTTCAGGACGTGCTGGTAATCGTGGTAAGCGGACAGGTCAGCAGCATCCCGCTGCGCCTGGGTCTGCCCTGGCACGATGGTGAACACCGTCGTGATCAGCTTGCTGGTCGCGTTGTTGATGTCATTGGCCAGCGTCGTCCTGATCTTCTGGACATGTGAATAGGCGGTGTTGTACCTGACCTGGCACCGGGTCACCGCCGCGAGATGGCCGGTTGAGTCCGCGAGGTTCTGCTGCCGCCAGGTCAGCCAGCCGGTGGCCACGGCGATCAGCAGCACGAGGGCCGACTCGATGAGGACGATCCGCATGATCCTGGAGGCTTCCTCATGGACCTCCGCGATGCCCGGGGGCACGGTCATCTCAAGGTTCCCCTTTTGTTCAGTGGAATAGGGTCAGGAAAATGCTTATGACGGTAATGACCGACGCAAGACCGGCGGCAGCGGCGAATACCTTCTGGAAATTCGCCCATTTCCTCGCCGCAATATCCCGCTGGGCGTCATCAGCGTCTTTCAGGGCCTCAGCGGTGGCCAGTGTCGTGCTGTCCCGGGACCGTGCCTCGTCCCGGATCGCCTGCATAGTCAGGTTCATCTGGTGCATCTCGTTACCGAGACGCTCGATGCTGCCATTGATGGCAGTGAAATGCCGGTCATGCTGCGCGAGTTTCTCCGCAACAGTTCCTGCGTCTCTCCCGCGCTGGAACTCGGAGCCATCTGCCGTCAACCCCCCGTCCCTCCTGCTTCTAGTAGACCGGGAGAACCCCGGCGAACTTCCTGGGCTGCTCGGGGCTTCCGAGGATCTCGGACCAGACGTCGTACGACTGCCCCGGAGTCAGGGTCACAACCCCGCCGGGGCCGACCAGGCACTGCGCGATATAGCCCTTCCCGGTGCCCCCGGCCAGCCAGGTGGCGGCGTACCAGGTGACCGGCTGGGCCGGGCGGTTCACGTTGCCGCTGGAGACGGGGAAGGCCGTCATCACCACGAGCCCCCCGGCGACCGGGTCGATCTTCGTGCCGTCCAGGTCAGAGGTCCAGGCAACGTTGACTTCTTCCAGGCTGACGGAGGCTATGGGGTCGAAGTTAGTCATGATCACCTTCCACCTGAATTCTGCGGTAACGGCTGCCCATCGTCCACTTGCCGCGCTGGCCTGCCAGGCCGCCCGGGTCGCCTGGGCCGCCCACCTGGCAAATGCCGGTTGCACTTTCCAGCGTGGCGGGCCTGGACCGGCGGCCCAGGTGACCGTTCCGGTGACCCCGATGGCAACGAAGAACCCGGAGGCCCCCGAGGCTGAGAAGGCCGTAGCGGTCATGGAGACCGTCAGGGTCATAGTGCCCTGGGCGGCGCTGGGCGTGGCCGCTGTGCCCGCCAGGGCCTGCGCCAGGGCCAGAATCCCGGAGCCGCCCGAGGTACTGGATGCTGTCCCCGCCAGCGCCCAGGTGGTGCTGCCCGTGACGATCGTGAGCGCCCCGGTTCCCTCGCTGGCCGTGGCCGATGTTCCGGCCAGCGTCATGGGGGCGAAGGCACCTGAGGCCAGGCTGGCTGATGCTGCGGTCCCGGCCATGGCCATCAGCAGCGTGAGCGCCCCGGACGCCGCGCTGGCGCTGGCTGCCGTTCCCGCTGCCGGGATGAGCTGGGTGAGCGTGCCCGAGGCCCCGCTCGCGGCAGCCGCTGTCCCGGCCATGGCCTGGGTGAGCGTGAGCAGGCCCGAGGCCGAGCTGGCCGAGGCCGCTGTGCCCGCGATGACCGCCGGGCGCAGCGTGGTATCACCGGAGGCCGTGCTGGTGCTCGCGGCCGTGCCCGCCAGTGTCCAGGTCTGCGGGCCGGAGGTGAGCGTGATCGCCCCGGTGGCGGAGCTGGTGGTGCTGGCCGTGCCCGCCAGTGTCATGGGGGTGAACGCGCCGGTAGCCGAGCTGGACGAGACAGATGTCCCGGCGAGGGCCATCAGCAGGGTCAGCGTGCCCGAGGCTGCACTGGCGTTCGATGCCGTGCCAGCCGCCGGGATGCGCTGGGTGATCGTGCCGGAGGCGGTGCTTGTGCTCGACGCCGTCCCGGAGATCAGCATCGGCGCGAGATTCAGCGTGCCCGAGGCTGAGCTGGGCGTGCTGGCCGTCCCGGCGATCACCGCCGGGGTGAGGGTCAGGTTGCCGCTGGCCGTGCTGGGCGTGCTGGCCGTGGCCGCCGCAGCCTCGATGAGATTCAGGGACCCGCTGGCAGAACTGGGCGTGCTCGCGGTCCCGGCCATGGTCTGCGGGGTGAAGGACCCGGACGCAGAGCTGGCTGAGCTGGCCGTCCCGGCCAGGGCCATGCCCAGGGTCAGGGTCCCGGATGCGGAGCTGGCATTGGCCGCCGTGCCAGCCGCAGGCACGGCCAGGTTCAGGGTCCCGCTGGCCGCAGACGTGTTCGAGGCGGTTCCGGCCAGGTCCCAGGTAACCGCCGACGGGCCTGGATCTGCTGGCGGGGGCGTATAGAACGGGGTGACCCCGGGCAGGCCGGGCAGGCCCGGACGCCATCCGGGAGCCACGATGAGCCGGGGAGACACCATGGGCGCAGCCGTGCCAGCCGGGCCAAGGTAGCCCGTGGTGGACACACCGAAGTCGTCTATCCAGTACGGGCCGACCGCCGAGACTGGCGAGTTGGAGATCCCCCATCCGATGCTGCCAACCGACGCGCCCGTGTTCTGGGTTGCGGCGGATGTCTGGGTGTCCGAGGCGGTGGGATCGTCCAGCGTCGGGAACAGCTTGAACTCAAGCTGCCCCACGGTGGCCGAGGGGATGATGAAGCCCTCGATGCGGAACATCTGGTTGAGCGGGAACGTCGCGGCAGATGTCAGGATCGTGGAAGACCCCGAGTTCTGCATGATGATCTTGCCAGCGGTGTTGATCAGCAGCGCGCCGCACTGTGTCCCGGCCGAGGTGGTGGTCCAGAACGTCACCACCCGGGCGTTCGCCGCCGGGGACCCTGTGGCGTACAGGTAGACGCGGAACCATGTCTGGGCCTGCCCTGCGCCGAGTGAGGGCCCCCAGTAGGCGAAGCTGAATGTGCCCGCCGCCGCCGAGCACTGGAGAGCCATTCCGCCGTGCGCGGTGTGCGCGCTGTCGGACGCCAGGACCGAGCCCGCGCCGATCGACGCCGTATCGATGGCGTTCCCCGACGCGCCGCCCGAGTTTCCGGGGCTGATCGTGGTGCCGCTGGGGGTGATGCCCTCAAGGCTGTTGAGCAGGACAGGCACGGGGTCACCGCCTCCCGTTCAGGCCGGGAGGGGCTAGCCGACTAGCTGGCAGGTGAATTCGTCTGCGGTGACACTGGTCAGCCCGGTGTTGGTGGCTACGGTCATGCCGAGCTGGGCGACCAGGTTGCCCTGCGTGTTCAGGCCGGTGATGGTGGCTGTCTGGGTCACGGTGCGTCCCGCGACAGTCGCTGGCAGGGGCTGGATAGCGAACGCCGTGAGTGAGGTTCCGGTCATGCACCAGCCCTGGCCGGTGATCTTGCCGGTGGTGGCGTTCTGCCCAACGGCGATCTCGTTGACCACGCCCCAGTAATCCATGATCCACGGGATGCCGGACACCGCGACGGCGGCCAGCGGGTTCGTCTCGGCCAGGATCGCGGCGGTCGCGGCCCCGATCAGCCCGCCCGGCGGAGACAGGTAGAAGCCCCACTTGAGAGTCGATGCCGTGGTGGTGGCGATGTAGCTACCCGAGGCATGCAGGTGGATTCGGGTGGACGAGATCAGCGCCCCGCCGGGAATCAGGTTCTGGATTGGCGAGATGTCGGTCAGGGTGGCCGTGGTGAACGAGGATGTGACCAGGCTGGAGTCGTTCTGCTCGGGCGAGGCCGGGGCGGTCCAGGAGGCAACAGGCATCAGGAACCTCCTGCGTGGCCGAGCAGGATCAGGTCTGCCGGGCTGATCATCGCCTGGGCGCTGGTGCCCTTGTCCAGGCATTCGGTGCAGGCCACCAGGCCCCGGGTGGTCATGGCCGCATGGGTGCCGCACAGCCGCACCCGGCGGCGGTGGTTGTTCAGGCAGTACCGCAGCCACAGGCTGGCCGGGGTCGCACCGCACTCCTGCGCACCGGGCCCGGTTCCGCCAGCGCGGCATGGCTCCATGCGCGGCTCGTCCAGGCTGGGGACCCTGAAATCGAGATGCTGGATGCTCATTGGTCAGACCTGGGCGGTGAAGGCGTTGGCAGCGGCCTGGACGGAGTCGCCCAGCAGCGGGGTACGCGGGGTGGTGACCAGGAACGCGCAGATCAGCTTGGCGGTGGTGCCCGACCCGGCCCCGGTGTTGTCGGTCAGCATGCCCCAGTTGATCGTCGTGCCGGGGGCGCTGGTGGTCGGGCCGAACGTGATCGTGCCCGTGTTCTTGATCACCGACGGGGATGCGGCGGTCGGGGTAACCGGGCCGAATGCGATCCGGGCATAGCCGGTCGCACCGTACTCGGTGGCTGCCGCCATGGTGGTGAAGGTGTTGTCCAGCGACCCGGAGGTGGCGTTGGTCAGCAGCGCCAGCCAGGCGGTGGACGCGGCCGGTCCCTGGGTGAGCCGGAATGTCTGGGCCAGGGCCTCCTGCTCCGCGAACGTCATGAGCTGCCCGGCAGAGATGGTGCTCACGGGGTCACCTCACGGAAGTTCGCGGCGAAGAAATCAGGCTCGATGCTGGTGCGGCGCGGGTCCCCGTGCTTGTCGGACCACTCCACGATCTCCAGGTTGCGGCCCTCGTCCCGGCCGGTGTGCTCCACCTCGGTGCCGTGGGTCATGTCCAGGTCTTCCATCGTGCGGGAAAGGAACGCATCGAGTTCGGCCCGCTGCTCGTCGGTGGGGTTCATCACGTCCGCCACGGCCCGCAGTGCGTCCCCCCCGATCGGCTCCGCCAGCCGGTTGCCCAGGTGCTCGTCCGCATGGTGCTGGCCGAGGCCCAGCTCCATCGGGTGCTCGTACACGTACCGGGTCATGGCCTCACCCTAAGTCCTCTCATGATCATCGGCCCTTCTTCTTCTTGTGCGTTGGCTGAGCCCGGACCGGCAGCCGGTCGATCGCTGCGGACAGCAGCGAGGCGAAGTCGTGCCGCATGCTCTCGAACGGGGTGACGGTGGCCACCCGCGCGGCGTCGTCCCACTCGTAATGCCCGACCAGGAACGTGACCGGGCCCTTGGCCACCTCACCGGAGAAGGCGAAGTCGGACAGCAGTGCCCGGCACAGCATGACCGAGGCACCGTCCTGGTAGAAACACCCCGGGTCCACCGGGACCCCGCCCATGTTGGTGAGCTGGCCGTACCTGAGGGTGAATGGGGCGGTGAAGCCAGCCCGGGTGAACCTCTTGAGCACCTGGTTGCCGACGCCCTGCGCAGACCCGGCGGTTTGCACCCCGGCGCTGGACAGGTCCGTGTAGTCCTCGATCCGGCCCTGGGCATCAATCCGGGCCTGGTTCACCACGCTGGTCAGGCCGTAAACGGCCTTGGCCGCGCCGTCGGCGGAGGACTGGTAGCGGAGGTAGATCGCGTCCGCACCCGAGGCGATCGTCTGGGCCTCGGGTGCGGTGGCGATCAGGATGCGGTTAGCCGTCGTGGGCAGCGCGAAGACGCTCAGCACGTTGCCCCGGCCGGTGGTGGTGACCTGCCAGGTCAGCCCGCCCTTGGAGCAGACCAGGTTGAGCAGGTCGGTGACCGTCTGTGAGCCGGAGTCAATCTGCTGGCCCATCCACATGCCAGAGGGGGAGCCGATACCTGGATTTACCCAGTTCAGGCCCCTTGCTATCGCCGCGTTGACCACGTTGTCCGGGGTGCCTGTGCCCCAGGTCCCGGTCCAGATAGCCCGGTAGTCAGCCCCGGTCGTGCCGTCGCCATGCGCGGTGATCGTCCAGCCGGTGTCGGAGGGTGATGGCTCATCCAGAATGCCGCTCCACACGATCGACCCGCCCCGGTAGGCCAGCACCGTGCGCCCTGTGTTGAGAGCTTCCGCGCGTACCCGGGGCGGCTTGTCCAGGGTGAGGCTCAGGGAATCGCATCCGCCGGGCGTGGTGAAACTGTAGACGGGCGGGGAGACGTGCCCGAGGTGGGACAGCGACCGGCCGCTGATCGCCCCGCCACCGGGCGGGAAGGTCACGACATGGGTCAGCCCCGGCTGCATGTCTCAGATGCCGATGAAGTGGTTGAGGTACAGCCGGTAGTCCTTGGGAGGCAGGGTCTGGGAATTCTGGACGGCCTGGTAGACCGCATGGATGTCATCGAGCATGCCCAGGATGTTGGACTTCCCGGGCACGTCGCCCTGGTAGAACGCGGGCAGGTCCAGCGTCCCGGAGGCCAGCTCGGCGGCGCACCTGTCCCGGAGCTTCTCGGCCCGGTCACGCAGCAGCAGGAAGTCGGTGGCGATCTGGACGGCCGTGGATTCCAGGTTCGCCTTGGTGAAATTGTCCGTGGTCATGCAGGGCTCCTTACAGATCGAGCGGGATGAGGACGTTGCAGTCAACCCGGGACGAGTTCACGAAGACCCCGAAGGTGTGGATCGTGCCATCCGCCTGCAACTCGAACCCGGCCATCTCCGCCGGGCCAGCCGTCGGGGTCCCGGGACCGCCCTTGACGTCGTAGGTCCATACCGGGAACCGCACGGCGGTGGCGGGCTGGTAGAAGGAGGCCAGCGCCGTGGTGACGATCTGGGTGCCATCCGCCACGGTGCCCGGGGTCAGCAGCTTCGCGGACAGGTACAGCCAGTTGGTCCCGTTGATGGTCCAGTGCTGGTACTTAAACCAGCCAGAGCCCTTGCCCCAGCCGTTGGACATGGCCGAGGTGTCATTCCAGTTCCCGATGGTCACGGTCGGCCCGGCCGGGGCGGCCTCCAGCGCGGCCACCCGGGCCACCAGCGCGTCGATCCGGGCGGCGTTGTCGTAACTCTTCTCGCTGGTCATGCCAGCCGCTCCGTCCACCACTGCGGCGGGTAGAACGCGGTGAGCCCGGGTGCACCCTGGGCGGAGTAGGCGAACAGCCGGTTGCTGGAGTCCGGGTAGACCGCCAGCGGCCCGCCGGAGAACCGCTCGGCGTACTGGAGGATCGAGGCGGCCTGGTCCCGGTCGGCGTTGGACCCGAGGATGCGGCCCAGGTCCCGGGTGGCGTCCGGCTGGTCGATCCAGATGTTGTTGTAGATCGTCGCCCCGCCGATGTTGACCAGCACCAGGGACCCCTTGGTGTCGATCAGGATCAGGTCCAGGAAGCGGTCCGCAGTCAGGGTGGATGTCACGGTCGCCGCGAAGTAGGCCGACACTGAGCCGGGGGGCAGATCAGCCAGCGGGAGGGTGACCGGGCCCATGTCCACGAAGGTCTGGGTGCCGGTCAGGTCGGTGGTCGGGGTCAGGCCCTTGCGGGACACGTTGAGGGTGGCCGCCGTGCCCCCGGTGTAGGGGTACTGGCGGATCTGCACGGTCAGGTCCCGGGAGCTGGACGGGGCGGAGAACGTGCTGGCCACCAGGTACATCGTGTAGGTGCCGTCGTAGCGGGCGTTCAGGTTCCCGATGTCCGGGATCGGGTATTCCGTGGCCCCGTTGGGGGTGTCAGCGCCGTTACCCACCGGGCACAGCGGGTTGAACAGGTCGGGGGCATCCCGGGGCGGGGAGTGGATCAGCAGGCTCTGGAGTGGCAGCAGGCCGGTCGCGCCATAGGACAGCCGGACCCGGCCATCACGCCCGGCCGCCCCGGCGTTGGACCCGGAGATCTTTGCCCCGCCGCCGCCGCCGCCGCCGGGGCCCTTGCTGGGCTGGCTGCCCGCGTGCGGGGAACCTGAGACCGTGAACCCGCCCTCGCCGCCGGGCCCGCCATCGAACACGGCCGTGGCAGCGGAGCGGTCCGTCGCGTCCCGGCCGCCTGAGGCCGACCCGCCGGAGGACCCGCCGCCGCCGCCCCGGTTCCCGTTCCCGTTGACGTTGTTCTGCGCGCCATCCCCGCCGTCGTAGTGGGAATAGTTGGACGAGCCGGTTCCCCCCTTGCCGCCGCCCCAGGTCGCGGACTGCCAGCCACCCCGGCCGCCATGGCCGCGCACGGTCGGCCCGGAGTCCCCGGCGAACGTGGAGTCCCCGGCGTTGTTTCCCCCGTTGCCCACAGAGCCACCGGACCCGGCCGCACCGACCACCGGGTGATAGGTGGCCAGCGCGGTGACCGGGATGTTGAGGTCCATGGCATACTCGCCCGCGCCGCCGCCTCCGCCTCCGCCCGTGCCGGAGCCCTCGCCAGCCCCGCCAGCGCCGCCTCCCCACGTCTCGGCCTTGTCCACCTTGGTGAGCCCGGCAGGCGCGGTCCAGTTCTGGGTGCCGCCCGTGATGAAGTCGGCCACGGTGCTGAACGAGCTGGGCCCCGGGGCGGCCTGGATGGCCAGGGGGGCCCTCGCAGTGCCGACCACGCCGGGCAGGAAGTACCAGCCGCCCCGGGGGCCTGGTGTCCCGGTGGTCGTCGGCACGGCCTGCACCAGGTTGAAGTAGGCCCCGGACTGGAGAACCTGCTGGCCAGAGAGACCCGTGTCGGGATTGACCTTGGGGTTCCACAGGTTCCACGCCTTGATCACGTACCGGGACACGGTGGTGTAGTCGAACCCGCTGGCCATCTGGGGTACATGCACGGAGACGTACTGCCAGTGCGGGCTGTTCTCCAGCGCGCTGGCGTGGCAGACCCGCTTAACCCCGAACGACAGTGAGGCCCCGGCGGCGTCGTACAGGGTGATCGCGAAATGCACGGTGCCCCGGTGCCAGACCGGCCACTGGTTGGAGCTGGTTCCGAGCCCGAACCAGAAGCCCCACTTGGTCCGGCCGGTGATGTCTACGGCGGCGGCCAGCACGTGGTCATAGACCGGGTAGTCCTTCCAGCGCCGGGTCCACTTGGCGCTGAACGAGCCGAACGCGGCGGTGCCAGCGCGGGACCAGGACCAGGAGTCGTTGGAGCTGTAGACCGCGCCCCGGTCCATGGTCACGTCGTCTGTGAAGTGCTGCTCACCGCCTGCGGCGGTGGACACTACCTGCGGGTTGGCCCGCGCGTAGGCTGTCCCGCCCGGGGCGGTGACCGCAGCGGTTGCCTGGGTCTGCCCCACGGTGGTGTCGGTGATGTTCGAGCCGCGCAGGGTGGACCCGATCTGGGTGCCGTTGATGTCGTAGAAGTCGGCCCCGATGTTGCATGAGCGGCCCACGGTGGCGGCCCGGAACCACGCCTTGAGGTTGACCGTGTCGCCCGCGTTGCACTTCATGCCCAGCCCGGGAACGCCAGTCAGGGTGTCGAACACCTGCGCAGCCCCGCAGGATGCGGCCTGCATGTTCCCGGCCGCCACCGACGTCAGGCTCAGGCTGGCCACGCCGGAGTGGAACTGGGCCGTGGACCGTGCAATGGTCGCGTTGCCTGCGCCGGTCCAGTTGGCGATCCCGGCCTCGAAGGTGGAGGCATCCCCGGTCAGGAAGCTGGAGGCCACGGAGTGGTCGTCAATGAGCACCGTGCTCGGCGGGGCGGTCCACACCTGGGATGGCGAGTTGAACTGGACAACTTCCTGGGTGTCGCTGCGGCCGTAGGGGAACGCCTGGAAAGTGACGTCCACCAGGGAGAACAGGGCTTCCTCGGTGAGGATCGAGTAGTGGACCACCACGGTGGACAGCCCCATGCAGTCCATGATCAGCGGCTCCGCGCCATCCCGGGTCCAGGTCAGCTCCCAGTTGTCCTGGGACACGGTCTGGAGCAGCAGCTCGCGGGCCCCGGCCAGGGTGGCGCGGTCGGCCTGGGCGTTGCCGGTGGACGGGACGTACATCACCACGGGGATGGTGGGCGTGCGGTTGGAGGCCCGGACCCCCGTGACCACCTCGCCGTCGAGCAGCAGCCCGGCCACCTGCTCGTTGGTGAGCTGCGGCGCGGACAGGTCGAACGAGGTGCCGAGCCGGAAGTACGCGCCGGGGCACTGCGGGTGGACCGAGGCCACGCCGCCGCCGAGCAGCTCGATGACGCCGCCGAGGACCAGGGAGTCAGTCACGGGTTCACCTGGCCGTGTACGCGGATCGGTAGGCTGCGCCCCGCGCGGCGCTGTTGAGTGCGTCGGCCATGGCCCCGCCCGTGCGGGCCGAGCTGGCTTCCACGGTCCTGATCAGCCGGTCCAGCTTCCGCTCGATGGCATCGGTGGACAGCAGCCCGCCGGGCCCCGGCTTGCTGACCGCGTCCGCGAGCGCGAGGAACGCATCGGACTGGCCAGGGTTTAGCACGGCCTCCCGGCGGCCGGTGCCGTTCATCATCCCGGGCTCCAGCCAGCCGCCCGTGTCGTACCAGTTGTGGGCCTGGTGGAACGCCCACGCCGAATTGGGGTCGTGGAAATTGTGGTTGAACCGGATGTACTCCATCATCCAGCGGAGCTGCGTGTACGGGCTGGTCCGCCAGTCGGCCCCGGCACTGGCCATCTTGTTGCCGGGCAGGGCCTGGGGGATGCCATAGGCCCCGGACGACGGGTTGGAGATCAGCGGGTTCCAGCCGGATTCGGACATGACCAGGGAGTTGAACGCCGACCACTCGCCACCCCACCCGAACGAGGAGAGCAGCCTGCGGGCGAACTGCTGCACCGGGCCCTTGGCGGCTACTCCGCTGCCCGCCCCGAATCCTCCGGGCGGGGTGCCGGTCCACAGCAGGGGCAGTCCGTGCATGGCCATGACCTGGGGTCCCATGCCTCCGCCCTGGCTGATCACCGACGCGGCATTCCTGATGATCGCCACGTGCCCGGGGTCCGGGCCGCCGGGCGGGGAGTGGTAGAAGGCCAGCCCGCCAGCCTGCGGTGATCCCCGCTTCACCCACGCTCCCTGCTCCTCCGAGGTGCGCGGGGCGTCGATCCCGAAGTGCTTGTAGATGGCCTGGACAAAGCCTGAGCAGTCTGCCCCGCCCGGGACCGTCGTGCCGCCCCAGACGTACGGGACCCTGCCGATGAAGCGCTGGGCGTAGCTCACGATGTCAGCGCCGCTGCCGGAGACCCCGCCGAGCCCGATCAGGGTGCTTACCGCGTCCTTGATCAGCGTCTTGGGGATGTCAACCAGCAGGCTGGCCATGTCGGCCACCGCGCCGCCGGTCCCGCCGGGGATCAGGTCGGTGATCGCATTGGTCAGCGCCCTGGTGTTGCCGCTGAACACCGCAGCCATGATCCGGGCCGTGTCCGTGGCCGTGTGGACGATCCCGCCGATGATCGAGCCGATCCCGCCTCCCGGGCTGGCCTGGCCATGGGGCAGGTGAGGGTTGCCTGTCTGGCCGACATGCCCGCCCGCCTGCATGCCCGGGATGCCCACGGCCTTGGCCCAGGCCCGGAACCCGGGGTCGCGGCTGCCCTCCTTGTGCACCACTGTCTCGCCGGACTCCAGCATGGCCAGGTGCTGGTCGCCGCCGCCGTACCCGGGCAGGTGCCCGCCCTTGGCCAGCCCGAATGGGTGAATTGGCTTGATGTTCGGGCCGCCGACTTTGCCGGAGATCCAGTCGAAAGCGCTGATCAGCCCGTTGACCACGTGGTCGATGACCCAGGCAACCGGGACACGGACAGCATCCTTGATGGCGCTCCATGCCCGGCCGATGCCCCGCACGGCTGAGTCGAAGATCCCGGGAATGGTGACCGTGAACAGGTCTTTTACATCATTGCCCCAGGTCTTGAGGTCCCCCCACAGGGTGTTGAACCCGCTCTTGATGGGGTTCCACAGCCTGCGGTTGGTGAACCCGATGAAGCTGTCCCACAGGCCGGGAAGGGTGTGCGTGAAGAAGTTGAGGATCTTGGCCCCGAAGTCGGTCCACAGCCAGGTCCAGAAGTCCCTCCCGATCTGGGTCATGGTATTCCAGGCGGCCCGCCAGTGGTCCCGCACGAATGCCACGGCCATGCGGATCAGGGTCAGCCCCGGGACCAGGTACTGGCCCCAGCCGTGGGTAAGGAACTCCCAGGCGTCCTTGGCCCAGTTCCTGACGTCGTTCCAGACCTGCTTCCAGTGCGTGGACAGGTAGATGATCGCGGCCACCAGCAGGGCGATCCCGGCGATGATGCCCAGGGTGGCCGCGTTCTCCGCGATGAACGCGGCCGTGGCCGCAGCCGCGTTGGCGATCCAGGCGGTGGTCTGCGCCCAGATCGAGGCGATGGTGGTCCCGATGGCCACCATCACCTTGCGGATGTTGCCCCCGATGGTGCCCATGACCCCGCTGGCGGCGTCCTCGGCCTTGGCGCTGTCCAGGAACCCGCCCGCCAGCATGCCCAGCCCGCCGACCGTCGAGGCGATGGCCCCGCCGAACGTGCCCATGATCCCGGTGGCCTTGGAGGCAGCCGCATCGCTGTCACGGATGCCCTTGGACAGGTTGGAGATCCCGGTCGCCGCGTCCTTCCCGGTGCTGATCAGCGGGGACATCTTGGAAACCAGGCCGCCAAGTGCCAGCCCGTACAGCAGCAGCCTGGTGACGTCGGAGTTCTTGGAGATGGACAGCAGCACCGGGGAGATCTGGAGCAGGAGCTGGAGCAGCGCCTTGGAGTTTCCGACCCCCGACAGCCCGGTCAGTGACTTGCCCAGGTTGATGACCACCTCACCGAGCTGGGTGATCAGCTTGACCGCCAGTGGGGTCTCGGTCTTGAACATGGTCATCAGCGACTGGAATCCGGTATGGCTCTGGAGGGTCTGACCCCAGGTGGCGAACTTGGCCGTGGCCCCGTCCAGCCAGGCCAGCATCTTGAGGCCCTCGGGCAGGAAGGCATGGAGCACCCCGACAAACCCCTCGAACAGGTGCCCGACGATGCCCATGATCGATGCCAGGGCCGGTCCGCTGGCCCTGGCGAAATCGCCCATCTCCTTGGAGAAGACGGTGCCCGGGGCGATGCCGTCCTTGAGATGCCCGATCACCATGCCCAGGGCCTTCTCTACCGGGCCGAGGAACGGCTGCATCAGCTTGAGGATTTCCGGCAGCAGCCCCAGGCCCTTGGATAGCACGGTGGCCACCCCGGGGGTGTTCAGCGAGATGAAATGCTTCCATTCCGCGTCGGCCGCCTTGAGCGCGGTCAGCATCCCCATCTGCGCGGTGGTCAGGTGAGCCGTGGACGCGGCCAGCGCGGCCTGGGCGGATGCGGCCTGGGCAGGCGTGGAGGCATTGGACAGCGCGGTCTGGGCAGCCGTCTGCTTGGCCATGGCGGCGGTCACGGGGCTGATCGCGCCCTTGGCCACCGCTCCGAAGACACCCAGGCCCATCAGCCCGGCGGAACCTGCTGCGGCCAGGCCGCCGCCCGCCACAAGCCCTCCCGCCAGCAGCGGTTCCCCGAGCCCGGTGGCCAGGTTCAGTGCCGCGAGCGCGCCAGCCGGGGTCTTGCTGATGGCCCCGATGCCGAGCGCGGACCCGGCCCCGCCGACCAGCCCCCTGGCCGCGTTGCCGAAGAACGATCCTGAGGGGCTATTCCCGCCCGCTGAGGCGGACTGCCTGGCGATGGAGCTGGACGTGGAGTTGCCGACCAGCGCGCCCAGGACCCCGCCGCTGGAGTTCCCGCCGCCCACGAGCTGCGCAGCCGCAGAATCGCCCAGGAGCGATCCGATGATGCCGTACCTGCTGGACCGTGCCGACGCGGCTGCTGAGCCGCCTCCGGCCGCCCCGGGACCGCCGCCGGTCACATTGGCGCGGATGGTCATCGTGCGGTCGCGGGTGATCTTCGCTATCTGCGCCTCGATCTGCGAGGCGTTGCCCAGCTTCGCCGTGAAGGTGACCGAGCGGGGCTTCTCGAAATCGTGGACGCGGCGCTCGGCCGTGGTCATGTCCCGGTCGAACTGCTGGAGGCTGACACGGAGCTGGGCCTCTATCGCACCGGCATCAAAGATGGCCCATCACCTCCCGCTGTCCCGCTTCCGGCGCTGGGCTTCCAGCTCCTCCCGCATGGCCGTCAGGTCGATCACGCCCACCCCGGCATCGACGCCCTCGCGAACCGCCGGGCCTTCCAGGCCCATTTCGCCGGGCTCGGGCCCGGCTTCCCGGAACTCGAAGATCCCCTCGGCCTCCAGGCCCTCCAGGTATGCCTTCTGCACGTACCAGGGCTCGGCGTCCCACTGTCCCGGCGACATCCCGAAGTAGCGCCGGGCGATGTAGATGATTACCCGGCGGCTGCGCCTGGCAGGCGAATTACCTGCGCGGTCCCAGCGCCGGGCCCGGCTTCCGGGTTGAGTACCTCCTTGGAGATCCACTGGAAGAAACGGTTGCGGATGCGCTGCGGGAGCAGGCGGATCTCATCAGCCGTCGGTTTCCCCGAGCACAGCAGGGCATAGACGTCAGCCATCTGGTCCATCTGGGCCCGGATCTTGGCCGGGTCCAGCGAGTCGAGCGCCTCCAGGAACTTCTCCGGCCCTTCATCCCCCGTCATGCCCGGCATGTCGGTGGACGCCTGGACCTCCTTCATCAGGGACTGCATCGCCCCGGTGAATGCCTCGATCTGGTCGTCGGTGGGCTCGGGAATGGTGCCGTGCGAGGCAACGTGCGGCTCGAACGTGTAGTCGAGCGGGTCTACGACAGTTGCGGCATCGAAGCCAGCCATGTGACCTCCTGGTCAGCTCGTGGCGATAGCGGTCAGGTCCGTCCAGGTGATCTGGTTGTACGGGCAGACCGCGTTGAGGGTCAGGGGATAGATCCGCTGGCTGGCCGCGCGGCGGTAATCCGTCTGCACCTGGCCAGCCGAGACGAGCTGCGGGATGAACAGCACCCGGGCGAAGCCGAGCTGGTTCTTCCCGATGACCACCGCCGCCACCTGGGCGAAGTTGGTGGACAGGGTCAGCACGGACTTGCCGGGCTGGCCAGCGCCGGGCGCGGTGACCGCGACGGTGCCCGCGTTGCCCCAGGCCAGGTTGACGTTGGTCAGCGTCTCCTCGGACAGGTTCGAGGTGACGGTGAGATCGGCCGTCTGCACGGCCACGCCGACAGGGGTGGGCTGCTCCTCGATCATGATGTTGGTGGTGTGCGGGTTGAACGTCACCCGCACGCCGTCGGTGGTCGCCCCGATGTAGCCCCAGCCCAGGCCGGTCCAGGCCGAGGCCACGCCCAGGTTCTGGTCCGAGGGCATGGCGGTGCCCACGATGGCGGTGAACAGGATGCCCGTGCCGTACAGGACGTTGTTGACGTTGTAAGCGGGCGGTGTGTAGACGAGCGGGGGTCCTGCCATGGGTTCAGCCCTCCTGGATCAGTTCGACGCCCGCGTCCGCAGCCGCCTGGCTGAGAGCGGCCTGGTGATGCACGGGCACGTCGGAGAACTCGCTGGTGATGGTCACCCCGCCGTAGCTCATGGATGAGTGCGGCCCGCCTACCCTGAGCCGGACAGTCTTGCCACCCCCGGCTGCCGCCTTGAGCTGCGCGGCAGCCAGCTCCCGGTTGAGCCGCTCTACCTCGGCCAGCGGGTCCCCGGCGGCCTTGGCCGCTGCTGCCTCGTCCTTGATTGCCGCCTCGTCCCTGACCACCGGGTCAGGAGCTGGGGCCTTGTCTGCTGCTGCCATGCCTGGCTCCTTATGGGGTCACGGGGACGAGTTGCATGAGGCGCACCGCGAGGGTGCCTGTTGCGGAGAAGTCGATGCAGGTCAGGCCCACACCGGCGGCCCCGATCACACCGCCGGGGGAAGCAGTGTGGATAGCCGCGTCCTGCTGGTTGTACGCCGCCGGGGACCAGGGACCCAGCCAGCCGTACCCGGTGGTGTTCAGCACTACCTGGACGGTGCTCCACAGCACGGGCTGCCCGGCAGCCTTGTCACCTACCAGGTAGCTGGCTGTGCAGGCGGTCGCGCCGTTGTAGTACCAGAGCCACAGCAGGCCGTTGTTGGAGAACTGGACACCTGTGGCCGCGCCCGCCCAGGCCGTGGCGAAGGTGGTGCCCACGGCTGCGGCGTCGATGCCGGTGGCAGGCGCGGTAGGGAATGTCCCGCCGACCACTGAGTTGAGGGTGACCGGCTGGATGATGGTCCGAGCAGCCATGGGTTCAGACTCCCGTCGTCATGGTGTAGTCGCACGTGTACTCCCAGCGCAGGGCATCATCGGGCCCCGAGCCGAGAGGGGACGGGCCGCTGCCGAACCGGCTGATCAGGACGATCTTCACGCCGTCAACCAGGGCCGGGTACAGCGCGCTGTAGATGAGGAAATCGAGCTTCTCGGCGGCCAGCTCGGCGGAGAACTGGTCGTTCTGGCCGCCCCGGACGCGGGCCTGGAAGTTGCTGGCGTCTGCGGCTCCGTCCAGCACGTATCCAGGCCCGCCGGCCCCGGTGATGAACACGGCCTTGTCGGGGCTGCGCTCGATGAACGGGCCTGGGAACAGCGGGAAACCCAGTTCCTGCCGGTCATCCCAGCCCTGCCCGGCGATGAAGTCCATGATCACCTGGGTCTGCGCTACCAGTGGCATGCTCATCACGGCCTCCGGGGAGGCGGCTTGGTGTTATGCATGACGTGCCACCAGATCCAGCCCAGGAGCTGCGGGGGCATGGGCCGCAGCCGGGACTTGGCCGCCAGCTCGGCCTCGGTCAGGCGGCGCACGTGAGGCTCGCGGTCAAAGATGACCCGCTCGCCCAGCCGCACGCTCGGGTGCCCGCTTTTGCGCAGGTCCCCGAACTCCACCGGGGCGTGGGTGGCGACCCCCCCGTTCCCGGCCAGGTCTTCCACGGCGTGGATCATCTCGCCCTGCCCGCCGTCGTCTAGGGCGGTGCGGGCGATGTGGGCCAGGTAGCTGCGGAAATTGTGCAGCAGCGGGGCGGTGAGGTACTTGGCCTGGCCGCCCCGGGGGTGATGCAGGTCCAGGCCCTCGTGCTGGTAGTGCGCGTAGACCTGGTCCACGATCACGCTGCCCACCAGCCAGCCGCTGGCGCTGCCGGTCTTACGGCGCAGCTCCTCCATCCGCCGCTCGAAGATCCCGCTCATGCGAAGTCCGGCCCGAGCCCGGAGATCAGGCTCTGGTTCTCGCCAGCCACCTCGCGCCGCCCGGTGAACGGGTCGTAGAAGGTGTTCGAGTCGTCGTCGGAGAACACGCCCGGGATGCGGTTGATGACCCGCCCGGATTCCAGCACCGCTCCGCCAGTTTGCGGGTCCAGGCGCACCTTGCCGTCGCGGACGTCGTTGAGCACCTTCATGGCGTCCATGTACGCCAGCCGCACCGGGTCATCAGCGCCCAGCGGCTTGCCCTTGAGGTAGGTCAGCGTGGCGTAGTAGCAGGCCAGGGACAGGGCCAGGTCCGACACCAGCGGAGGGACCGGGATGGTGAGATCAGCCGAGTCGTAGACCGTGCCCGCATAGGCGGACACCATGTCGCTGCCCCGCACCGTGGCCTGGACGAGCTGGGCATCGCTGAGCTGGGCGGCCGTGCCCGTGCCCGCATCCGTCCCGCCCAGGGCGTTGCGGATGTCTGCTGGCAGGCAGTAGGGCGCGACCATCAGTTGCTGAGCCCGTCCCTTCCGACCACATCAGCCGCCGTGGCGGCCCGCAGGTTAGCCGTGCCGATCGCGTTCTCCAGCGCCGAGCCGACCGCGACGTCCAGCAGCGAGCCCTTCTTCCAGAGCGCGCCGGGGACCGTGTAGTTGGTGCCGGTCACGCCAGCCGCGCCGACCACGGTGGTGGTGGTCTTCCCCCCGTTGCCGACACCGGACGTGGTGTCCTGGACGACCGTCCCCGACGGGGGAATCGTGACGTCGCTGGTGACCACCCGCAGGGTCATGGCGCTCTCCTCAGTTGCTGACCGACGCGCCGGACAGGCCGGGCATGCCCCCGACAGAATGGACGGTCTCGGTGACCGGGGTGGTTTCCTCATCGCCCATGCGGATGCTGTCCGTGCCCTCATCCGGGACTGCTGCCCCGTCCCCGGCCGGGGCCGCGTCCTTGCTGGCTGGCTTGGTGGCCATGGGTCATCCCCCTGTCAGGTTGGGCGAGAGCGGGTACTGGGCCTGGACCTGCTCAGTCCCGTACCCGGCGGCCACCGTGGCCCCGTAGGTCAGGGCGAAGGCGAGCTGGCCGAACGTGGCCCCGGTGAGGTGGGCCTTGAGCGCGGCGGAGACCGGGATGTTGGTGCCGGTCGCGCCCGCGCCGACGGTCAGGATCTCCGCCAGGGCCCCGGTGTCGTACAGCACCTGCATGCCAGCCGTGAAGCTTGCGCCGCCCGCTGCCACCGTGATCGCGGTGCCGCCGAGTGCCAGCAGCGCGGTCGCCGCGCCAGTGGGTGCCTGGGTGGCGAGTGTCGAGCTGAACGAGCAGCCCGAGCACTGCCCCAGGGTGCCGGTGAGGTTGACGAACATCCTGGTCACCCGGCAGCGCGGGCATACCAGGTTCAGGCTGACCGGGATGAACACCATGGCCTACCTCCGGCGGGTCGCGGGACCGCGCGTGGGCGGGATGTCGATCGCGTCTGACAGCTCACTGCGCGGATGCGGGTCATTGGCCTCCGGCGCGCGGTTGGCGCGGGCACCCTGGAGTGCGCCCACCCGCTCCAGGATCTCCGGCTGGGACACGATCAGCTCCGAACTGCCATCCGGGTCCGGCCGTGCCGGGACCCCGCCCACAGCGAAGGTCTCGGCCCGGGGCCGGTCGTTGTAGAGCATCCGGCCGGTCAGCCTGGGCATGGGCTCGCCCGCCTGGGCAGCCTTCCGCAGCACAGGGACACGGTGGCGGCGGTTGATCGCCTCGGCGTCCGCGTCGGGATACTCGAACGTCTCGCCCGCGAAGACCAGGTCGGTCTGCTTGTCCGGCCCCTTCTGCGGGATCGAGATGTTGTTCATCGCCTGCCACTTGCTCACGGCTCACACCCCCGAGAGCAGGCAGATGGACAGCGGCTGGTCCAGGCCGATGGCGCTGGCCCGCTGCGTGTCGGAGCGGAAGGTCTTCTTGGGCTCGTCGCGGTACAGCGGGCCCGCCATGAACGGCAGCTCGTCGGCGTAAAAGCCGCAGCGCTTGCGCTGCATGATGATCGCGTTGCCCGCCGGGAGCTGGCGGGAGACCATCACGTCCAGGTTGAAGATCTTGTTCGGCAGGACCCCGGTGTACTGGAGGTTCTCCGACGCGATGTCACCGATGTACGGCGCGGCGAACGTGCTGCTCTGGAGCAGGGTGTTCTTCGTGCCGTGGTTGATGATCAGCGTGTCGGCCTCGAAGCCCAGCCACTGCGTGATACCCAGCGGGCTCACGATATTGGCGTTCTCCACGAGGAAAACGCCTTGTGCCAGGTCGGCCCGGATGGTAGCGGCGGCGCTGGCCCAGGCGTTGGCCACCGAGAGGGTCTGGATCGAGGCGTTCGCGATCACCGCCGAGAAGAAGGCGGTGTTCCACGAGTAGACCATCGTGTTCTTGACCTGGAGCAACTGCCGGGTCACGGGGTCGATGGACTGCCTGCGGCGCATCTCGTCGGAGACCATGATCGCCATGGCCCGCTCATGGGTGAACACCACCCGGGGGATGCCGAGGCTGGTCGGCACGACGGGGACCTCACCGAACTCGGGACGGATCTCGGGGAAGTCGTCCGCGTACAGAGGCGTGCTCTCGCTGTAGCGCACGGCACCGCTGGTCGCGGCCCCGCCATCGCGCAGCACCGAGTCCACGATGAACTCGTTCTCCGTCATGTCGAGGATCAGCGCCGGGATGACCAGCGGGTCCTTGAGCAGCTCGCTGACAGTGATCCGTGGGGAATCACTGACGCTGGTTGCCGTGGTGGGCATCGGTCACGTCCTCTCAGAAGATCCGCACTCGTGCGAGGCGGAAGGTAGCGCCACCGATCCCGCCGATCGCCTGGTTGAGCATGGCGGCGGACACGCCGCCGGGGTGCACGCAGCGTCCGACGACCTGGTCGAACGTGCCTGCGCCTACCACAACCAGGGTTCCGTTGGCCCCGGCTACCACGAGCGATCCCTGCGGGACGGCCCCGGAGTACCAGGCCCAGATGTCCACCCCGCCGAAGTAGACCGGCACGTAGTCCTGGAGGACCGAGATGTCGATCAGCGGCTGGCCGTAGGTGTTGGGTGCGCCGGTCTGCGCGGCGAGCACGTTGCCGTCGGCCCCGGCGATGCCGAGCGCGAACTTGGTGCCCGCTGCGGCTGGCTTGACCGTGAGGTCAGTGGTCGGGTTGGTGACGGTGGTGTACTCGACAAGCTGGCCGCCGAAGATCAGCGTGCTGACCTGCGCGTTCTGTGGTCCGGTCTTGTAGTGCGGAAGCGTTCCGGGCATGTCTGGCGTTCCTTCCTGTCAGCTTGAGTTCGAGACGGCGAACGCCAGGCCCTGCTGCTCGCGCAGCCCGCCCCCGTAGCCGGTGATAGACGGGTCACGCATGTTGCCCGAGCCGATCGCGGCGATGATCGCGGTGGCCGTCGCCCCGGAGCCGACGTCGATGATCGCCCCGGCCTTGAGCACCTCGGTCTTGCCACCCCAGGTGAACGAGGTGGTAGCGAGGATGACCCGCTTCTGGCTGGCCATCTCAGACGCCCGTCTGCTGGCGGTAGCGGGCCACCAGGGAGGCCCGGCCCTGGTGGGCGGCGGCGGCGTCCTCGCCAGGCTCGGCCCCGAGGGCGGACCCCAGCTCGTTGCCGAGGTCCAGCATCTTGGCCATCTTCCCGAACTCGGAGAAGATCTGGCGGACGATCGCGCCCGCGTCCACCTCGGTGCCGTTGGACAGCTCCACGGTGCGCCCGGTGCCCTCCAGCAGCGGCCGGGCCAGGTCGCAGATGTAGGGCGCGATGCCGTAGGTGGCCATGAACCCGTGGCGCTCGGTCTCGTACCGCTGGGCGTCGAGCTGGTCGGTGACCGCACGGAGCTGGCGCTCGTTCTCCTCGCTCCGGGCGTTGGCCAGCTCGATGGCGAGCTGGGCGGACCCCGAGAGCTGGGCCCCGGCCCCGGCCTCCTGACCGGCGAGCAGCTCCGCGAGCTGCTCGTCAGACAGGGGACCGCTGTCGGCCGGGCCGTCGAGGGCCTCGGCTGCGGCGATCAGCTCGGCCAGCTCCTCGTCGGTCAGCTCGGCGTCCGCCGCCGGGCCAGCCGTGGGACCGGCCGGTGGCGTGGTGTCGAGGCTGGCGATGAGCTTATCCATCTTGTCGTCGGGAACGTCCAGGAGCCTGGCCAGCCGGGCCTGCTGCTCCGCGTTCAGCTCGGGCATCATGTCTCCTTCTGAATCGGGAGCGTCAAACGTGGCGTCGGAAAGGTCGATGACCGGGAGGTCATCGTTGGCAAGGTCCACCTGCTGCCACGGCCCGAGGCCAGGCAGGCGGGGGTCGAGGGTGCCGAGGACGTGCTGGATGGCGGCCGGGAAGAACTGGCCGTCGGCGCGCTGGTAGTCCTCCACGATCCGGGCACTCACGCCCAGCCGTGGGTTGTCCTTGAGGATCTTGGAGCCCTCGTCCGTGGTGGACAGGGTGAGCCAGAGCCCGTCGGGCTCGGCGGTCATGGCGGCTACTTCCCCGCCGAAATTGCGGACATCGTTATTGTGCTTGTTGTCCGCCGACGCGAGCTGGAAGGGCACCTGGCCATAGGCCCGCTGGTGGAATGTCTCAGCCAGCCCGGCCAGGTAGTCCGCCGTGAAGTCGATCTTGCGGCCCTTGTAGTCGATGGAGCCCACCGGCAGCACCCGCTTGCGCCAGAAGCGCGGCCCGGCGACCCTGGCCGGGGAGCGGGTGTACGGCGTGAGGACGGCGGCTGTCACGAGCTGCCCCCGAAGCTCTGGGCCCGGCGGGCGAACGCCAGCGCGCGGGCGGCGGGCATCTTCTTGATCAGCTTCTTGTAGATGGCCACGCCCTTGGGATTCAGCCCGGCCACGGACCCGCCGGAGTCCGAGCTGCCCGAGTCGTCGCTGCCGGAGTCGGTGGTGCGCGGCCCGTCCGAGGATGAGTTCGCCGCCGTGGCCAGGGCGATGGCCCGGTGCTGGCCATTGGAGAAGGTCTGCACGGCCGGGATGCCGAACTGCCCCATCAGGGGGGTCTGGACCGCCCGGGGCTGCACCTCGCTCGGCGGGCGGCTCACCTCCTGGTTGTGCGTCCCGATCAGCTCATACAGCGCGGCCCGCTGCTGGGTATGCGGGCTCAGCACCCGCTCCCCGAGCTTGCCCGCGTACCTGCCGTCCGCGAGCTTGATCATCTCCCCGATCTTCTGGCCAGCCCGGCGGTGCACCACGATGGCCCGGCCATCAGCACCCCGGGTCACGTGCAGGTCGAACGGGGAGGTCACCTTGGTCCGTCCCGGCTGGGACCTGGCCCGCTGCCCGGCAGTCATCGAGCGGACAATCGCCGCCCTGCTGGCACTATCCACGACAGAGCCTCCGTTATCCGGCTGGTTCATTCGCCCTCCCCGGCCACGGCCCGCCTGACCAGGTCATCGGCCATCTTGGCGGCCAGGTCAGTGGCCATTCCCTTGCTGATGAGCAGTTTCCCCAGGATCTCGGTCGCCCTGGCCTGCTGGTCGTCCGTGGCGTCTGCGGCCCGGGGCAGGGGAGCCATCACAGCTTCTTCGCGGCGTCGGTGAGTTCCATGATCACTAGCGGGCCGAACGAGGCACCCAGGCCCAGCAGGAGCGGAGCGCCGAACGTGGTGGCCAGGGCAACCAGGATCGCGGCGGCCACGATGGTCCCGATGTGGACAGCGAGCTTGATCCGGGCCTTCCTGGCTTCCTTCTCGGCAGCCAGCCTCTCCAGCTTCTGCTTGTCCATCTCGATCGCAGCGAGCTTTTTCGCCACGTCTGAGGCATGTGCCTCGCGGGCGGCTTCCTCGGCCCTGACTTCCTTGAGGACGGGGGCCTGCATGGCCGTGATGGCTATCAGGGACTGGAGCTGTGCCGCTCCCTGGGCCCTGGCAGCCTGGCTGGCCATGGCAGCGCGCGGGGTTGAGCCGCCCTTGATCCAGCGGCCGTGTGAATCCCGCAGCTCCAGTTCCATCTGGGCCAGCTCAATGGCTTCCCGCTCTGTCTCAAGAACGTCAACAGCCATGAGAAACGGGAGGCCAGCGGCGGTGAGGGTGCGGAAATCACGGAGCTGTCGCTGCGTGATCTGCGTGGGCATCAGTGGTGACCCTCTCACTTGATCACTGATGCTACGCGCCTAGCCTGCTGTATGCATGCCCACAGAAGCGGCAGTAGCCAGGACACGGTACTGATCTGCCGTGATCCGGCCCGCGTTGAATGCCAGCTCGACCTCGTACCATGATCCTTCACCGGGCCACGGGCGTCCAGTCAGATCGCTGGCAATTGTCTCGTGATACCCGGCCGCCGGGGTGGTCTTTTCCCAGCTCAGGTGCGCGAATTTCACCGCTGCCTCAGCCAGGTCCATGTTCCCCGAGGTCAGGGCATCAAGGATGTCCCTCACATTGCCCATGAGAACTCCAGGCCCTGGCCGGAGCTGGACACGAGCTGCGGCTCGCGGCCGGTCACGGAGTTGTCGAACTTGTCCCAGGAGTCGAACAATGGCAGGGCCATGGCGAATGTCATCTCGTTCACCGAGATCTCCGGGTCTGAGGTTCCCCAGATCTTCACGATGTCCGCCGGGGGGACATGCCGCCCGCCGAGCCCCTTGCCCGCCAGCCAGCTCTCCAGCCCCGCGCGGTAGCGGGCCAGCGCCCGGTCGATCGAGACCTGGAGCGGGACGTCAACATAGACGCCGTGCACATGCCCGTAGCCAGCCGACCGCAGCCGGGCGATGTGCCCGGCCATGTCATCGGCCGGGAGCATGGTCAGGTCCACGATGATGTTCTTGCGCATCGCCATCGAGCGGTCCAGCGCCATCTGGGCCAGGTGATGTGCCTCGTCGCTCACCAGCGGGCTGGCTTCCATGGGTGACAGGTTCCCGACGTGGGGCACCAGCCCGCGCTTGGCCAGCTCGGCCTTGAAATCATCCGGGGCGATGGGCAGGTAGTCGTCCATGTTCATGCCGGGCAGCTTGCCCAGTGCGGTGGTCTTGCCCGCGCCTGGCAGGCCGCCGCCGAAGATCGCCCGGCCCCCGTTGGGCACTGCGGCCGAGCGCGCCATGACCGCGTCGATGATCTCCTTGTGGATCGCGGCGCGCTCGGGGGTGTAGATCTGCCCGTCCCCGCTCACGGACTGGGTAACCGCCGTGTTCTGCCCGGCCGCGAAGGCGTCAGTCAGGGTCTGCTCCACTACGTGCTGCCGTCCCGTGAACTCGGCGTCCGTCAGCGGCCGGGCTGCCTGGCCGCTGATCCCGTGCGCGACCGTGGGTGATTCCTCGTAGTCGAGGTTGTCGTCTTCCTCGTCCCAGCGGTGGGTGTAGGCGGACGGCGTGATGTACGGGCCAGCGGAGATCAGGCCCTTGTCCCCGGCCGGGGGCGGCCCGGCCTTGACCGGCTTCCAGCCGTGCGTGTAGACGAAGGGCGTGCCCGGGATGTGACGGCCATGGCCGTCGCCGGTCAGGTCTAGCTGGGCGCTGACCGTGGCAGTGCCGCGACCGAGTCCGCCAGGGCCCGTGCGATCTCCAGCCGCCTGGCCTCCGGCAGCTCGCGATAGCTGGACGGGACCGGCCCCGCCACCACCTTGGGCGTGGGCTCCGCTGGCTGCTCCACCGCTACCTCCTGCCTGGATCTCCCGGCCGCCGGTCACGTCCCAGATAGCCGCCTGGCCGCGCTTCCTGCCCTCCGCGAGCGCCTGCTCCCGGCTGGCAATGTTGTCGCTCGGCTCCAGCCAGAGCTTACCGTCGTGCACCCATCCGCCCAGGTAGGTGTCTTTCCCGGCGAACGCCTGGTGCTCGCTCATGATCATGCCGTCAATGGCACGGGCCAGCTTCTCCCGGTCATCGAGGATCTCAGCCGGGAAGGTGTGCGTGTGCCCGGCCTGGGCAACCATGAACCCGCTGGCTGGCTTGCCGCCGGTCCGCATGCTGACCGAGAATCCTCCCCGGTTCTGCGCGGCCGAGGCTGCCTTGCTGCGGATGGTGAACGGGCCGGGCCGGGGCGGCCCGGGTGAGGGGCGGAACATGCCCGCGATGGCCTGCTGCATCCGGGGGGGTTCCCCGCTGGGCAGGTTCACCCAGCGGCCCCGGAAGTCACGGGGCTCGTGAGCACTGAACGCCAGGTCGATGCCCGCTGCCTGGCCGCTCAGTGTGGTAGTCCCCGGGACCACCGGAACGTGATGGGCAGCGGCGAACTTCTTCCAGATCCCCCAGTCCCGGGCGGTGTTGGCGGTGCGCCCGCGCTCCCGGGCCGTGACCGCTGCCGCGTCGGCCGCCTGGTTGGCGGCCTGCTGGTGCAGCCAGGTGATCGCCTGGAGCTGGGATGGGGTGACCAGGTGACCCTGCCGGGACAGCTCCGCAGCCGCCAGCCGGTAGGTGTCCGCGACGTGCTCGTAGTAGCGCTTGTCCCCGATGGGCGAGGCGTCGATCTCCTCCGTGGTCACCCGGTGCCCGGCCGCGACGGACAGGGCGTGCCGGTCAATGACCACCTGGCCGAGCCGGTCGGAGGATGCGTCCCCGCCGTGAGCGATCAGCTTCGCGAACGCCCGGGTCTTGGGGGACTTGAGGGCGTCGATACTGCCGGTGTCCATGGCCCGCTGCGCGGCCCGCTGCTCGGGGCGGCTGATGAAGCCCTCACCGGGGCCCAGGGCGCGGCCCAGCTCCAGCGAGCGGGCCGCGTTGAACAGGTTCTCCGGCCAGTTCACCTGCGGGGAGAACGCGGCCAGCACCGCCGCGCCCTTCTCCGCATCCCCGCCCGCGATGGACCGGGCCACCATCTGTGCGTCGGCGTACCAGCGCATCCCCTGGGCCTTCTCAGCCGGGGCAGCCGCGCTGTAGGCGGCAACGATGTTCGCCGGGCTGACCGGCACCGACTTGAAGAACGGGTGATCCGCCGGGCTCACGATGGAGCTGCGCGGGTTGGCCAGCCGGGAGGGGTCCGGGGCCGCGTACTCATGGCCGCTCACGCTCCACCGGCCATGAGGGTCCCGCAGCTCGGCGGGGTTGTAGTGCCAGCCGCCCGCCAGGTCAACGCTGAACTCCCGGAACTGGCCCAGCGCCACCCGGTCCGCGTGCGTGTATCCCTTCACCGGCTTGTAGGAGTGGATGAACTCCGGGGGCAGCGGCTTGCGGATCGCCCGGTATCCCATGTGGCTGGTGCTGGGATACAGGAACTCAGCTTCCCTGGCCTTGGGCACCCGGATGTCGATCAGCATGCCCGGCTTAGACGGCCATTCAAGATCATCGTGCCGCTCGTACGCGACGATCTGCGACTCGTTGCTGTCTGGGGACAGCACTGGGTCGTACCCGTCATACCCGGCTGCGTGCAGGCCCTGGTCCCGGATCGACCGGGCGGCCTCCGGCGTGGTGCCGTGGAAGAACTGGGTGTAGCTGGACGGGTCAGCCTCCGGCCCGCCCCGGGTCCACTCGCCATGCTCGTTGCGCAGCTCGTGCACCCAGTTGCCTGCGCTGGGCCTGGGGCTGGGGCTGCCGGAATCCTTCTTATTCCACCAGCTCAGCTCAACACTGAACTCCCCGCCGCCGGGTCCCAGCTCACCGGCCCGCTCCATCATGTCCGAGTACCACATCTGGTGACCCAGCCGCTCGAACTGGGGCTCCAGCTTGGCCAGCTCCGCCCGGATCTTGTTGGCGTAGTCCTGCGGGATGTTCGAGGGCTCCTCATTCCAGAACGTGGTAGAAGCCGCGCCATCTCCGGCATATATGAAGCCCGAGCTGTTGTCGATGGCCACCGGGCTGCCGGACGGGGTGACCATCCAGTTATTGGAGTGGCGGTCCGGGTTCTGGATCAGGAAGTCCAGCAGCCCGATCTTCTGGCCGTCCTCTGACTGGGTCAACTCGCTCTGGGCTCCGTAAGGTGCATCAGCCAGGTACCGCGAGGCGGTCGTGCCCGGGACAAAGCCCATGACCTCCTCAGCAGGATCACCCCCGCTGACGCGGGCGATGGGCGGTGAGGGTGCCCCGATGGCCTGGGCGACGTAGTAGGCCAGCTCGTCGGTGTCCGCCATCTCCTCATAACCGGAGTGGTAGATCTTGTGCACCACCTTCTCGCCATTGGGCAGGGTCACGATGTCCACATTGCCCTGGACCCCCTGCTGAGGGTGCATGGACTCGCCCTCTGCGAGCTGATCCGGGGTAGCGATCTGCTCCAGGTGCTGTACGGCCGGGCTGGACGGTCCCAGCCCTCCCGGCTGCGGCATGCCCGGCAGCAGGTATTGCTTGACGCCCGTCGTGACCATCACCCCGGGGGCGGTCTGCCGGGGAGGCTCAGGCAGTCCCGCCAGGATCTTGGACGCCGGGACCGGGGTGCCCAGCAGGCCGTTGACCCGCCTGACCAGTTCAGGTCCGGCCTGGTACTCCCCGCCCGCGACAAACTGCCGGGCAAGCTGCTGGGCCCGGCCCTCGTTGATCGCCTGGTGCCGCTCCGCTCCTGCGGCGCGGGCGGATACCCGGTGCTCCATGACCGCAGCCCAGGTCTGCCCCTGGATACTGGGCGGGATCTGGGATAGCTGCTGGGCCTGGAGGACGTTACCCCCGTTCCGCCAGTCCACCAGGTAGCGGTTCCCGTCATCGGATTCGACCACCACGTTGCTGCTGGTCATGGCGGTGACCCGGCCTACCCCGCCATGGCCGTCGCGGGCCATGTCCCCGAGCTTCGGCTCCCGGTTGCCGGGCAGGAAGGCGGCCCCGGCCCCGCTGCCGTGCGGGCCGATGAATTCCCACTGCTTCCCGCCCGGGGATGGGCTGGGCGTCTCCGCCTGCGGGTTGAATGCGGGCCGGGGCGTGCCCATCTTCATCCCGCCCAGTCGCGGGCCAGCCTGGCTGAGCGGGACGGTGTGCACGGGGGCACCACCGTTGCGCCAGTCCACCAGGTGACGCTTCTGGTCGTTGGCGTCGATCACCGCATGGCCGCCGCCTTTGTTGACGACCCTCCCCCAAACGCCCTGGCTGTTGCGTGCCTGGTCATTGACCTGCGGCTCCGCCACTACCTGGGAGCCACCCCGGATGAACTGCCAGCGGCCGAGGATCGCGGGCCCGGCGACCTCATCCGCCAGCAGCGCCCGGTGCAGCCTGGATTCCTGGTTCAGGGCACTTACCTGGGCAGCGGTGCCTGAAACCTGCCGGAAATCAGCACCGTGCACGGGCTGGAGCTGGGCCGCGACCGAGTCCGGTGCCTGGCCGTGTATTCCCGGGTGTGCGCCCCGGATGATCTGGCCCTGCTCATCCACTGTCCAGGTGTCGAGATTCTCCCGGCGGTTGTTGTGCTGGACCCGCCGCAGTCTCTGGGCGTTGACCAGCCGGTCCTCGCCTATCTGATCCCGGATCGACTCCGGCCCCATCCCACGGGCCCGCAGGACCCGGGCCCGGTTAATCTCCGCCCCGTCGCGGAGGCCCTTGGGGGTCGGGGCCTGCTTCATCCGGTCTGCCCGCTCCTGGGCCGCCGCCGCGTCATGCTTGGCCTGCCACATGATCCCGTTGATGGCGGTCGGGCCGTAACCCCGTGCCGCGAGTGCAACGCGCTTGCGCTGGTCCTCCAGGGCCGTGGCGGAGAATCCGGGCCTCTTCGCCCAGCGCCCGTGGGTGTCACGGAGCTGATTGGGCTGGAAGTGCCAGGCCAGGTCCACCTGCTCGCTGATGCTCACGGGTGCACCCAGACGTACCCGTTGCTCCAGCCGTCCAGGGACTCGAACGCGATCTCCGCATCACCGCCAGCCCGGCGCAGCGCTGAGTCCGCGATGGCCTGGCTGGACTCGCTGCTGCCGGTCAGGCGGTCCGTGTCCAGCCTGATGGTGCCGAGCTGGCCCTGCTCATCGAAGACCCCCAGCGTCAGCGGCTCACCGGCCTGGCTGGAGATGCTCACAGCTTGCTGGCCGCGAAAGTGAGCTGGGCGGCCTGGGTACGGAGCTGGGAGATCTGCTTGCGGACCGCCAGGATACGGCTGGTCAGGTTAGCCGTGGCACTGGCCTTCGTGGTCTTGGACGCGGCCCTGGTCACGGCCTTCTTCGCGCTCGCGGCCGTGGTCTTCTTCGAGGTGGCAGCCTTCCTCGCCGCTGCCGCCGTGGTCTTCTTCGACCCGGTGGTGTGCTGCTTGGTGTGCGCCGCGTGCTGGGCCCTGAGCTGTGCTTCCAGCCCCTTGAGAACGATGGACAGTGCGTTGGCCTTCTGCCGGTCCGCCTTGGCCCGGGATAGCAGCTTGCGCTTCTTCACCTGCTTCGAGCCCCCGGCCGGGGCCGCGCCACCCGCGCCCCAGGTCCCGCCAGCGGTCCGGGGCTCAGCCGGGTTGAATCCGGCCAGCTCGACGGACTCATACCACTCATTGGAATGGCTGGAATCCTGGGCATGAGCCCGTGCGGACATCGAGGCCAGCCCGGCCAGGGCCTTCACCGCAGCCGCCCTGACCTCGGGGTGCACGCTGCCGCCTCCGGCCGCCCACTTGCGGATCGAGCCCCAGGTGATCGCCGTGGCCGACCCCTCGCTGTGCCCGGCCCGGATCAGTGCGTTGCGGACGTTCTGGAAGTAGGGCGGGAACTCCATGCCCTTGACGTGGTAGGCCCCCGGCCCGCCTGGCTTCCCGATCGGGGCGGGCGTGACCGCCAGCCGGGCGGTGTCGGCGGACATCTCCAGGGCCTGGGAACTGATGGTTGAGTACCCCTGCGGAGGGGGTGCCTGGGTGTGGGCAGCCATGGAGTACGGGGCGGTCATCCCCGGCCCGGTGACCCGGTAGTCATGAGTTATCGCGCCCACCCCGGCGGGCACGCCTGCCAGGCTGGCGCGGACCGCCCGGACATCCTGGACCGCCAGCGGGCTGGTGTGCCGGGCGGCCCACTCGGCCGAGTCCAGCGCCTTGCGTGCGTGCCCCATCTTGCGCATCGCGGTGAACCGGGCGGCGGCGCGCATCGAGGTGCGCAGCATCTCAGCCGCCGGTCCGGGACTTGCGTTGTTGCGCAGCTCGCCCTGGGGCTGGTACTTGTCACCGACGCCCTCGATGGCCCGGATATGCGAGAACCCGCCGGGTGCACCGGAGTAGCTGAATGAGCTGTGCCCGCCCGGCCCGAGGACCCACCGCCCGTCCGGGCCCCGGAGCTGGTCAGGGTGGAAGGCCAGCTCGATGCTGTAGTCCTGCTGGCCGGTGCCGGTTCCGTTCAGGTTCGCGATGTCAAAACCCCCGGGCTGGTCCCCGGCCGCCCCGGGCCGTATCCCGCTGCCTTTCACGTCGGCCCTGGCCGCCGCCTGCTGGTCGCGGTACGCCTGGTTGGATGCCTCAGCGTCCTCGATGTCCTTGATCAGCAGGCAGTGCCGGTTGATCATGTCCATGTGCCGCTTGGCGTGGGCGTGCCCGTCATCGTCGGTGATGCCGTGCCGGTACAGCGACAGCGGGGCCAGGGTGTGCATCGCGGCGGCCAGGTGCCTCCCGGCCGACTCGGTCTTGCCCCGGTGCATCGAGTTCGCCGCGTCCCGCAGGTGATCCCCGACGCCCAGCTCGGGCAGCACCTGGTCGGTGCGATGGGCCACGCCCCGGATGGATGTGGCCACGGCCTGCTTCATGCCGCCGGTCGCGATCAGCCTGCTGCCTACGCGGCCAGGCGCACCAGGGTTGGCAGGAGCGGCGCTCCCCTGAACGGGGCCACCGGGTGGCACCGGCAGTGCGGGTGCACCGTTCCCGGGTACCCGATTGCCGGGGGGATTGCGGCCAGGAAGTTGCGGCCGTCCGCTGCCTTGCACTCGGGCGACGTCCGGGCGTCGTGTACTGACTGCCATCCGAGAACCTTTCCCCATCTGTAAGCCGCGCCGTCGATGGCCGACCCGGCCATGATGCGCCCCTGGTTGGCCTCGAAGTGCTGGCCGAAGTAGCGGGATTCGGTCTCGGCCAGCCGGTCAAGCGCCTCGGCACGTGGCTCGCCCCGGCTGGCGGCCCCGGCCAGGCCGTCCTGGATGCGGTGGGCGGCGGCCACGAAGAACGCTGAGCGCCGGGCGATGTTGGCGTGCGCAGCCCATCGGGTGGCCGGGCCGACGCCCTCGATCCGGTCAGGCGGGTAGCGGGTCTCGATGGCGATCACCGCGCGCAGCGCCGGGCCGCTGATGCCCGCGCCATGGAACGTCCCGGCGATCTGCGTGAAGATGCCAGCCGCCGACGGGTAGGCCGCGAACGCCCGCGCTGCGGTAAGCGCGAGCATGGCATCGCTGCGGGCGCTCATACCGGGTGGACCGTCCCGTCCCGGGCGAAGTGCTCGTCCACGGTGTGCCCGTACTCCATCGCGTGCATCGCGGCGTCGTTGAGCACCCCGGGGATGGTCATGGGGTAGCTGGTGGTGCTGGCGGTCTCGGTGAAATCGCCGTCCTGGCAGGTCACGGTCATGGTCTCGGTTGAGTCGATCCTGATGGGGGTCATGCCATCTTCCCGGGTGGCGGCACCATGGGCGGCTTGCCCGGCGGCCGTGGCGGCCCGGCAGCACTCTGGCGCGGTGGCATCTGCCCGGGGGCGGGGACCTGGCCACCCGTGGCCTGGTGGGCGATGCCCAGCGCGGTGCTGGCCATGCCGTTGAGCGCGCCCACCCCGGCCAGGGCCGAGGGGGGCATGCCGGGAGGGGCCCCGGCGGCCCCGGCGAGCTGGGCGGCCCGCTGGGACGCTGAGTTGACCAGCGCGGTGTGCACCTGGTCGATGTCGAGCTGGAGGACCGAGGCCATCCGCTCGGCCAGCAGGTCCACGAACTCGATGGGGATGTGCAGCGCGGGGGCGGCGACGATCTGCCCGAACAGGGTCAGCAGCGCCTGGATCTGCTCGTCCTGGAGCGGCCCGAACTTGAACTTGGGGAAGGCGGCGTCGGGCCCGAAGTTCAGGATGATCATGGGAGCGATGACGTCGTGGCTGATCCACCCGGCCATCTCCTTGGCCACAGCCTGCCGGGACTTGAGGTAGAAGCTGGACTGGTCCTGGGACAGCGCGTAGCTTCCCTTGCCGCCCGTGGATGCCCCGGTCAGGCCCATGAACCCGGCCAGTACCGAGCCGATCTGCCACTGCTCCAGGAAGCCCAGGGCCTCCTTGAAGATCGCGCCGCCCTCGCCAGCCGCCGGGATGGTCTCGAACGACTTCTGGCCCGCCTCGGGATGGACCAGGCCCACCACGCCGGAGGACCGCAGCGAGGCAATGTCATCCGCGCGGGTGTTGGCCTCGGGCTGGTCATTGCCGTAGACGATCGTGCGCGGCAGGGCCAGGTTTTCGAGGTAGTTGTACCAGAGGAACAGCAGCTTCATCTTGGTCTGGTAGCACCAGTAGGCGATCTCCATCTCGCTGACCCCGACCAGGGGCTCGCGGTGGGTGCCGTGGGTGTAGATGGCGCTGCGGATCTTGGGGATGTCCACGTACCCGGGGACCTTGGACTTGGCCTGGAGGGTGTTGGCCTGGCCGAACATCCACACGAGCTGGCGGAACCCGTTCGGGTTCCCGCTCCGCTCGTTGAACGCGCTCTGGCAGGTGGACGGCGGCCGGTAAGCGAGCTTGTCAAGCACCACCCGCTCGTCGCTGGCCCGGATCTTCCAGACCTTCTCGAAGAACGCCTTCTTGTAGATCTGCCCGGACGTGACCTGGCCGATGAACTGCTCGATGGGCGTCTGCATGCCGCCCTCGGTGTCCGGGGTCATCAGCACCGAGTTGGCCAGGTCGGCCTCGCCCTTGTCGCCCTTGGCGGGCTCGATGGACTGGTCAGCCTCGCGGACGGGCAGGGTCAGCACCATCTCGATGGCCGAGCACTGGCCATCGCGGCGGAACATGGTTTTCATGTCCCGCGCGCCCCACTCGCCATAGTCGAAGACGTCGCCGGAGCCGAAGTAGGCGAACAGCTTCTGGCCGTAGTCGAACGCGGTCCCGATCTCCGGGCCCATCAGGTCCCGGCGGTCACCGGGCTTGAGGTCGGGGAACTTGAGGATGCGGGCGGTGGACGGGTCGCGGGCTGCCATCACTCACCGCCAGGAGCGGACGTTCGGCCGTTCGGGACGATCTTGATCATCCCCCTCACCGTCTTTGGGCGCGAAGGATTCGAGATCCCAGCGCTGGTCCTGATCGTAGGCCCCTCCGTGCGCGTAGGCGAGCCGCCGGGACGGTAGCTGCCCAAGCGGCTTGCTGAATTCCTCCAGATCCTGGCTCGCTGCCCACCGCCGCACGGACGCCGGGACCCCCCGGGTGTCGAAGCTGCTCTTGAGAAACGGGTGCACTGCCCAGCACAGCGAATCGAGCCGGTCAGGGCTGCGCTCGTTGGCCGCCCCGGTGAAGGAGCACATCTGGTCCTCCAGCTCCACGAACGGCCCGTAAGCGTGCCGGACCAGGCCCCGCTCGTACAGCGCGGCGGCGGGCTCGGCCCGGGTCCGCTTGCCGAGGCTGGCGTGCACGGTCTTCACGTGCGGGACATGGTCCGCCAGCCGCCCGGCCTTGGTCAGCTTCTTCTTGACCTGGGAGAACACCTCGGCCAGCCAGGCCCCGCCGTGGTTCTTCTCCACCACCAGGCTGGCTCTCCACTCGTGGGCCGCCAGCAGGGCCTTCTCCGCGAACTGGGCCGGGCCGATCCGGCCGCCCCAGCTATCAAGGATGTAAACAAATCCGTCGTTGCCCATCCCGGCCACCGTGTACGCCTGCTCATCGGAGTCCTCGGTGCCGTCCGAGGGGTCAACACCGACGTAGATAGTGAGCATGGAGACCGGGCGGCCGTCGTCCAGCATGGGCTTGCCTACCTGGATGGACTCCAGCAGGTCCCGGGTCCACAGCGCATTCTCGACGTCATCGAGCAGCTCGCCTTCCAGCTCCTGGCGTTCCAGCCGGGTGCCCTTGGCCAGCGCGATGACGCCCTGGAAGAACGCCTCGGACAGGTTGGCGATGTTGTCGATGGTCCGCAGGCGGCGGATGACCATGCCGGGCTCGTCGCCCCGCAGGAACCGGCGGATCAGCGCGGCGGCGGGCCGGGAAACCTTGGGTGTCCCGGTGGTGATGATCTTGGACGCGCCGAGCCGGACCGCGAACTTGATTGACTCGTCCCAGGCGATGGCCCACTTCTGCCAAAGCCCGATCTCATCCCCCCACAGGCCCTTGAGGTTCTTGCCCTGGACCCGCAGCGCACCGTCGTCGGCGGAGTCCACGAAGATGATGTGACCGTTGCGGAGCCCGATCTCGCCGTAGCTGCGGTGTGCATAGGCAACCTGCTTGGAGCTGTGGTCCTTGACCTCCCCGGCCGAGGTTCCCAGTGCGGCCAGAATGCCAGCCCGGCCCTCCACGCAGACGGTCCAGGCGTCCCGGTAGGTGGGCGCGACGATGCCCCACTCCCCATCGGCCTCGCCGTCGTCCAGGATGAGCTGAGCGAGGCCCTGAGCCCCCGCACGGGTCTTCCCGCTGCCACGGCCGCCCTGGTAGTACACCTTGGACCATGGCTCCTCAGGGAGCCGCTGGGACGGCCGGGCGGTGTCCAGCCAGGCCATCCGGGGATCGACGGCAACCGAGTCGAGCGCGTCCGCGACCGCGCTGAGCAGATCCTGGTCAGCCGGTGGGACGTAGATGGCGGACAAGCGCCTTGCGTGCCTTCACCTGCCCTTCAAGCGGCACGCCCGCCTCGTTCAGCGCCAGGTCCAGGGCGCGCTCGAACAGCCGCACCTGCTCGGCCCTGATCTTCGCCAGCCGGGCCTCGATGTTCAGCTTGATCAGCGAGATCAGGATGCCCGCCAGCCGCTCCTGGGACCGCTCGTACAGCAGCACCTCGGCTCGGACCTGCTCCCCGATCCGTGAGCGGGTGTACCGCCAGCTCGCGATGTCGATCTTGCTGACCATCTCGCGCAGCAGGTCTTTCAGCGCCTTGATCTCGGCCGCGACGGCCAGCAGCTCGGTCAGCGGGTCGTCCATGGGCGGCGGGGACATCAGCTTCGCCCCGTGCTCGGTCATGATCTCGGCCAGCCGCCCGCTAGCGTTGGACTGGACCACGTTCGCCGCCGCCCGCTTGGACCGCACGCTCCCGGCGTTCGCCCCGTGGTCCTTGCAGACCGGGGGCTCGGTGCCGGTGGTGGCGGTCTTCCGGCAGCGGTCGATCGTCCCGCTTACCCGGGTGGCATTCGTGCAGCGCCGCATTCCGGTAATCTGCTCAGCCTCGTCCAGCATCTCCTCGGGGACGTGGGTGAAGCAGAACTCCATGCCCTCGATCTCGGGATAGCCGCATGCCGTGCCGTCCCGGTTGGTGCCGGTGCACGGCTCGGTGCCTTCCCAGGAGTGCAGCTCGCGCATACCAGGAAGGATAGACGCACGTCGTGATCAAGGACCTGATCTCACCGGCCAAGGTTCTCGCTGCGGCCCTGGCCGCAATGACCGTGGCGACGGTCTCCAGCTTCGCCGGGGACCTCGGCACGATCCTGGGCGCGGGCCTGACCGCCGTGGTCGGGGGGACGGCGGCGGCGCTGTACGAGCACGCTGCGCGCAGGGCCCCGGTGATGCTGCGCCGCCGGGGACTGTGGTTCACCCTGCGTCACATGCGCAGGCCCGGCCGCCAGGTGGTCCTGGCCGCGCTGGCCAGCTCAGCCGTGGTCGCCGGGGGCTCCTACGCGGTGATCACCGTGGTCACGGCGTCCGCCGGTCAGTCCCTGCACACGATCGTCACGGGTGATCATGCTGGCAGGGCGGCCCCTGGTCCTGGCGGTGACGCCCCAGCACCCACAGTCCCGCCAGCGCCGCGAAAGTCGCGGTCACCCAGCCCCAGCGCCTCACCTTCGGCCACGCCATCCTCAGTTGCTCCCTCAGATACCAGCGCACCACCGTCTGTCCCGCCCTCACCGTCGCCCTCAGCCAGCACGACTGCGCCGCAGGTTACGCCGTCAGCTTCCCCGGATGCCAGCCCTGGCGTCCCGCTGGCCAGCCCGGTGCCGTCTCAGGCTCCGTCGTAGCGGGTCTTGATACTGATCTCCAGGTACGGGACCTGGGCCTCGCCGCTGTGCCCGTGGGCGGATACCTCAAAGCGGATTCGCTCGTCGGCGGATGCATCGCTGATGATGCCGCGCACGAGCTGGCGGGCCTTCTCCCCGTCCGGCTGGGTGAGCGGGGCAGACAGTGACTTGAGGGTCTCGGCCCTGGTGCCGCCTGCGTTGAACGAGAAGCTCACGGGGTTCCCTTCATCGAGCTGATCCGGCGGCGGGACCGCCGCTTCCGCATATTCCACCACCAGCAGCGCCAGCAGAGCCTCCGGGTGCAGAGGAGCTGGACAGCCCGGTCATCCATCGGGACACGCCGGTACCTCATCCCAGGCCCAGTACCTTCTCAGCGGTCAGCCAGTCACGGGCGATGGCTAGCTGCGCGGTGAGCAGGGGCACCTCGCCGGAGCACACTGCCGCCCGCAGTGCGGACTCGACACCATCCTTGGGGTTGGGGATGGTGCCGGTCTCGGGCCACAGGTTGGCCGCGTCATTGGCCCCGCCCAGCTCCAGTGGCACCAGGTGGTCCAGCTCACTCTTCGCGCGGGCCGGGATGCCGTAGGCCGGGTAGGCCACGTTGAACTTGAACGCCGACGTCTGCGTCTCCGGCGGGCGGACCGTGGCCGTCCAGCCGTGCACGCAGATTGTCGCGAAGATCGTTTTCGGGTTCACGGCCGGGTCGATCGCGCCGGGCGTGCAGGCCGGGTCGGGCAGGACGGAGGTTCCCGAGCCCCGGACCTGGCAGTGCAACGGCTCGGAGCCGGTCACCTGGCCCGGGTCGTGGACCTCCTTGAGCGCACCCGACGACGGGGCCGGGCTGGACGGGGACAACGTGGGCCGGGTCACGGCCGGGGGTACCGACGTGCAGGCGGCCAGTGCGAGTGCCGCCAGCACTGCTGCGGCTGCCTGCCTGATCATGATCATTTCCTTCCGGGGGTGCTCGGGCGGCTCCCCCCGGCGCGGGAGCGCACCAGGGGGAAGCCGTCCAGGGCGGGCCAGGCATCAGGAGAGACGGGGGTGACTCCCTCCGCCTGGCCAGCCCCTGCTCATCTGATGTAGCCGGTTTCGAGCAGGAGCTTCTTGCTGGCCTGGGCCATGGCCTTATTGAGCCCGTAGTGCCGTTCACGGGTCCAGGGCAGGGCCGTCCGAGACCAGTCAGCTACCGCGAGCGCCGGGTCCGCCCCCGGTGGTAGCGGCGGGGTGACCGGCGCTGGGACAGGGGCCGGGATCGGTGCCGGTGGCGGCGCGGGGACCGGAACCGGAAACACCTTCCCCGTGATCGAGGTGTAGGCCGAGGCCAGCGTCGGCACGTCAACTCCCGTCAGGAAGGCCGGGTGCTCCAGGTGGGCCTGGTAGATGACCGCGTAGCACTCGCTGTCCTGGTGGGCGATGAACGGGTCGGTCATCCCGACCGGCTGCTGCCAGGTGATATTGGTGACGTCAGCCGCGTGGTCGCCCGGGGGCATCACGTACTTGCCGCCCATGGTGGCGTGCCCGCCCCAGTCGGGGGACGGCGTGTAGTCCCACAGGCCCGCGCTGGTCTGGGACTGCTGGGAAATCTCCAGGTCCAGCCCGAACAGCACCCCGCCCATGAGCGCGGTGACGTCCTTGATGTAGGCCAGCCCGTTCGGCTGGAGCGGGACGGAGGCGAACGCCAGCGGCTTCACCACCTGGGTGACCCCGCCCGGCAGGGTGATCTCCAGTCCTCCGGCCAGGGCCGCGCTCAGCATCACGGTCATGTCCACGCCGCCGTCGCCGCGCCCGGTGGCCGGGTCAAAGGTGGGGTTGCCACTGCGCTGGTAGAGGTCGAAGATCGCCGCGTCGGAGACGGTGATGTCGATGCCGAGCAGGTACTTCCACACCATGATCGTGTAGTTGGCCAGGGCGCACGGGCCGCAGGTGCCGAACTTGATGTTGGTCCGGCCGTTCCACTCCGCCACGTCGGCCAGGTGATCGTCCACGGGCGGGATGGCCGGGAGGGTCCCGGTCAGGAAGTCGGTCATCAGCAGGACGGGCCTGCTGCGGTCGGGCTTCCGGCGGCCCAGCCGCTGGCCGGGCAGGCGGTGCTCACTCATCGCGCTCCTTGTTCATGATCAGTGATCTTCGGGCGGGCTGGCCCCCGGCACGAGGTTCCGGGGGCCAGCCTGATCATAGGCCCCGTCGGAGGTACTGCCCGGGGATGATCCCGGCCAGTGCGATCAGCAGCCCGATGATCCCGATGAAGATCGCCAGTGCGTGCGCGGTGGAGACATCCCCCAGCCACAGCACCACGGCGACAATCACCAGGGCAATCCCGACGAGGATGGCGACCATGATCTTCTCCTAACGGATACGCCAGTAGGTTGGCGAGCCCCACAGCCGGTGCCAGCCGACCCGGGTACCGGGCTGCTGTGCGCCGAAGCTGCCGTGCATCGTCACGAACTCGACGTGGTAGTTCCCCCAGAAGACAAGATCACCCCGCCGCCGCTGGCTGGCGGGAATCCGGTAGATCCGGCCACTGGACAGCATCTGGCCAGTGGTCCGGGGCATGCCGTATCCCGCGTGATTGAGGGCGGACATCACCAGGCCGGAGCAGTCATACCCCTGGGCACAGGACGTGCCGCCGTAGGAGTACCAGCAGCCCGCCTTGCCCTCGGCCCAGTTGAGGGCCGAGTAGCTGACCGAGCGGGCACTGGCACTGGCCGGGGCGGCCTGGCCGGGCCCTGCGGACATGAAGAGAACACCAGCCAGGACCAGAGCCGCAAGCGCAGCCGTGCGCCTCACCGGGCCAGCTCCGACGCTATCTCGATCTGGGCCGCGAGCTGGCTGACGTTCAGGCCGCCCCAGCAGTTCACGGAGGCCCAGGACGGTGACTCCGCCGGGCCCAGGTAGCTAGTGTCATCGACACTGATGTCATCCATCCAGAACCCGGGCCCCGGCTCGGGCTCCGCGTCGGTGGTGGTGCCTATCTCACTCCACCCGCGAGCAGCCCACGGCTCCGCGACCACGGGCTCGTTGCGGATCACCGGGAAGCTGACCGTCTCAGTCACCGGCATGAAGCTGTCCGGGACCGGCCGCTCAACCGGGACCGGGTGCGTGTCGTCGTCGGTCATCAGCGGGCCGGAGGGCACGTAGTTCCAGCGCCGCCAGCGGCGGTAGCGCCTGATAACGAACCAGGCGGCCTCGGCCAGGGTGACTGCCAGCCCGATCCCCAGCACCCACTGGGCGGTCAGCAGGACGTGCGGGGGAAGGTCAGCAGCCATCGTAAGCACTCCAGGCGCTCGTGCCGCCCGCCGCATACTCAGCCGCGAAGGCGGCGTTCTGGGTGGCCACGGAGGCGTTCTCAGGCAGCCCGGAGAAGCCCAGCCCGGCCCAGGTGGACGGGAGGAAGCCGTACAGGCCCCCGGCCCCGCTGGAGGCGTTGACGGCCGCCGGGTTGCCCCCGGACTCGGCCTGGATCACGCACGCCTGGAAGCTGCCCATCCCCGAAGTCCCAACAGACACCGTCGTTGAGTTGGAACCAGGGGCCGATGCTCCAACGGAAGTTGAGGGCTGCGCCGGGGCCGGGGATGTTTCACGTGGAACCGGCGGGGGAGCGGGGTGCGTATGCCGGGGAGGAGGAGGCACCGCGTCGGGCATGGCCGGGATAGTCAGCACCGTGCCAGCCGGGACGATGTCCGCCCAGTGCACGGGCGGGTGGTTGGCCCAGTAGATCACTGGCCAGGTGGCCGGGTTCCCGTACTGGGAGCCCGCGATCGAGGACAGCGTGTCGCCCTCGCGGACCTTGTAGGGGTGAGGGTAGATCACGGCTGCGGCAGCCGCCCGGCGGGGTGGTGCGTGATGGAAGATGATCTCGTTCCGGGCCTGTGCCGTATTCGCGATCTGCGCTACTACCGGAGCCGTGCTGCCCTGGGCCACAATGACCGCAGCGGCGGCTGCGGTGATCACGGGGGCAGCACTGAGAAAGATCTTGCGGGTCAGCATCGAGCTGCTTCCTGCCGTAGTTCGCCCTGCTGCGGCGAGACCCGCTGACCGGCGTGCAGGCCGGTTCAGCGGGCCTCGTCTGGGGGCCTTAATCCCGGGCTGGCGTCACCCGGTCAATCGAGTTGAGCCATGCGACCATCCGGGCCGCCTCCTCATCACCTGTCCACCATTCCGCTAGGCGGCCTCGGGCTTCACGGGTGAACTGCCACGGAGCGGCGGCAGCGCGAGCCGCGCGGCGGCATCCACGGCCGCCACAGCGCCGGACAGCATGGACCGCCCCATCCCTGACTGGGCCGGGGGGATGATCCCGATCTGCTCCACCACCAGGACTGGCTCCCCGCCCGCTGGCTCCAGCAAGGCGGTGATGCAGCCGGTGATAAGTGAGCCCGGCGGCAGCAAGCTGGCGTCGGACTCGATGCGGGACCCTTCGGAGTCCACGAACATGATCTTCATCTGTCTCCATCTTGATCTTTCCCGTGAAAGGGGCTACCCCGGCACCAGCGTGGTTCAGCTCTGGTGCCCTGCCGGACGTGTCCGGGGCCGGGGACATGAACCGGACCCTAGCCCGGTCACCGGGTGTACGCCAGGGGGTTGCGGGTTCTCACGCTCCGCATCCGCTCGCAGGAGCAGGCCGTGCACCCGCAGGCGCACCCGGGCTCGCAGCCGCATAGTTCCTGCTTGCGGCGGGTCTCCGCCGGGGGGCAGCACCGCACCGGCCACGGCCTGTGGCGCAGCCCCCGCCGGTTACGCCGGGGCATCCGCCATCAGCACCCAGCTCCCGCCCTCGTTCCCGGTCAGCGTCCACTCGAACGTCTTGTGCGTGTCGGTGGTCCGCAGCAGGTCACCCGGCGCGGTGCCCTCGGCCTGGCCCATGTCCCGCTCCATGCAGTGCTGGAGATCCCGTCCCCGCCAGCCTGCCAGCTCGCCGGTCAGCGCCTCAACTTCGGCCTGCTTCTCGCTGATCACCCGCAGGGCCAGCTCCAGCATGTTCCGCATGCCGTGGCTCAGGCTGGCCTGGCGCATCGCCAGCAGCCGCTCGTAGTCCGTGGGCTCGCCGTTTACCGTCATTGTTGACATCCTCTCGTATGACATGCAGACGGGGCAGCCGGTTCGTGTCATGGTGATCCCCGGCCGCCCCGTTCCCCTGGAGGGGGCTTCCTCGGGCTAGCTGCCCGCCTTCGCCATCTCGGCCAGCTTGTTCGACGTGTCCTTCTGGATGATGTCGAAGATCTCTGGGTCAAACCCATCGTGCGCCCCGTCGATCATCGCCTGCACGGCCTCCTGGCCGCCGCGCCTGGCCACCTCGGCCACCAGGTTCTGGGCGAAGAACCACAGCTCGTGGCCGAGCACGTCATGCGGCTGGAAACTGCCGCCCGCGTCACCCATGCGGATCTTGGGTGCCTGGCCGGGGACCTGCGGGGCCTTGCTGCGGATGAAGTACAGGCAGTCGCCTGCGTAGCTGGAGCAGAACGTGATCGCGCCCTCGGGCAGGTTCAGCTTCTCCAGCGGCGACGGGACAGGCTGCTCAATTGCCATTGTTGACATCCTTCTCTTGATGCTCCGGGCCGGTCTGGCCGGGAGTTCCTTCCGGGCACGTGCGGCCCCGGCCAAGATCGTTGGCCTGGCGCTCGTGCTCGATGATCACGGCTGCCCACTCGGGCAGCCTGCTGTAGGGGAACTTGCTGGCCACCCGGCCTGCCTGGCCGATCTTGTCCCCGTGCACCAGGATGGCGATCGGGTCTTCCTCGCCCAGGCGGATCGTGAAGGTGATCGTGTCCGGGGCCAGCCAGCGGGTCAGGGTGCCCCGGACCCGTTCCTTCTCCGGCCAGCCTTCGTCGCCCACGGCGCACTCGATGCGGACGAACCAGCTCTCGCTGTGCTGGACGGTGGTGTCGGGCATCAGCGGATCTCCAGCATCGCGATGTCGAAGTCACCCTCCGGGCCGCTGGCCTCGTCCAGCTCAACAGTGATGTTCAGCTCGTTTCCGTCGATGTCCGTCACGGGCGGGTCACCGGGGATCTCCTCCAGCCTGCGGATCAGCTCGCTCTTGCGCATCAGGCACCGTCCTGGTCGGCGTCCACGGCCTCCTGGATGGCCTGGGTGACCGCAGCATCCAGCCGGGTCACCCGGCCCTTGCGGTAGGCGCTCAGGGCGTTCTGGGCCTCTGAGACGGCCTCGGTCAGCCGGATGATCTCAGCCGCCTCGTCGTCGGTCAGCGGCGGCACGAAGTAGTCGGAGCTGTACCGCTCGGTGATCTGCTCGCTCTTGCCGCCCGCGCCGTCCCAGCGGGCCAGGACGTTGCCGTTGGCCTGGTGGATGCCGGTCGCGGTGCCGATGCGGTTGTAAAGGCTCCCGCCGCTGTAGCCGCCCTTGCGGTCGATCCGGCTGAACCGGACAGAGACCTTCGCGGCGGCCTTCTTGGTCAGCACCAGGAGCTGCTCACGCAGGTGCTCCTTGGTGTCGGATGCCCTCATCGCGTCCTGGTAGACGGCAAGCCAGCGGCCAGCGTCGTCCACGCGGACCTGGTACCTGGTGCCCCGGACCTCGATCTCGCCAGCCGGGTAGTCGTTGCTGCTCATGATCGTTCTCCTCGTCTTTGATCTTGATCTTGAAGGGGGTTGTCCCGGATCAGCGTCCAGTGGTAGGCCCCGGTGCCTGACATTACCCTGCGCGACACCCTGCCCTCGGCCAGCAGCGTCTTAAGGACACGGCGCACTCCAGGCAGCATGCCCGCAGTGTCCGGCTTCCCGGGGTGGTGGGGCTCCCGCCGGGCCAGTGCCTCCGCGATGCCCTTGGCGTCCTGGCCCCTGCTGGCCGGGTTGTAATTGGCCAGCTCAGCCAGGACCCTCTGGTACAAGTCGTCGCTCATGATCCGCTCATCCTGGCCAGCTCGCACTGGCCGGTGTTGTCAGCGTGGCTGGCCCGCCAGTGGGTGATCGTCTTGTCGGTCATCCCGCCTGGCCGCCCCAGCATCGTGACCGTCTCGAACTGCCACAGCCCCTTCTCCACGGCCATGGCCGCCAGAATCTCGGATACGTCCTGGGACAGGCGGCACTCGCGCTGGATGTCGCGGGCCAGCACCGTGCTGCCCGCCGAGGACCAGGTCTGGACAGCGACCCGCCGCCGCGCCCTGCGGGCCTCGCCGTCGGCGCGGCTCTGGCACTGCCTGGTCCCATCGGCGTGGCTCCACCTGCCAGCCGGGTCAGCCGTGTCTGGCTTCACGGGATCGCCGCAGTCACCGCATCGGGTGACGGGCTCGTACTCGTACTCCCCGGTCATGCCCAGTCACCTGCCCTCGGGGGCTCCCAGTCCAGGGCCAGGTCGCCGGTCCGCAGCTCGTCCACCAGCTCATACAGGGGCCAGAACGCTTCCATGCCCCCGGTGGTGGTCACCCAGAGGAAGGCGTCCCGGACGTCGTCCCGCTCGGTCAGGAAGTAGGCGTTCTGGGCGTCCTTGACCAGGGCCCGGACGGTGCCGGTGACGATGCCAGCGGCGGTCATCCGGCCGACCTTGGCCTTGCGCTCGGCCGCGCCGAGGATGTCCCCGATCCGGCCCGCCTCGCTGATGCCGAGGGTCCGGCGGCCAGCCTGGCGCAGGTCCAGCGCGGGCCATGCCTCGCCGCGCACCGCGATGGTGGGCGACAGGCCCATCTCGCGGCCGTGCTCGGCCAGCTCGCCCTCCATGTTCTCGGCGTCCAGGTCGGCCATCTCGAACTGGTAGCTCCTCATCGGGTGCCCCCGTAGTTCATGATCGCCTCGGCCGTCTCGTCGTAGCTCAGGCCGGGCTTGTAGATGTCCAGCCCCGCCAGTGCCTCGCCCAGGTCGCTCAGCGAGAGAGTGAGACGCCGCAGGGTCCCGGCCTCCTCATACACGGTGCCCCGGGCATCCTGGATGTTCTGGTAGATCCGCTCCTCATCGGCAGCGGTCATGGGCCCGTAATTGCCCTGGGCGTCCGGGATGAACAGGGGCTCAGGCCCAGGAGCGGGCCGCAGTGCCTTCCTGCCGGGGTTGTCGCGCTCGTACGCGGCCTCGGTCTCAGTCAGCGCCTCACGCGCCCGCTCCGCCACGTTGTCATCGGCCTCGGTGCGGAACAGCCACCAGCCCTTCTGGCCCTCATGCGTGTGGCGGGCGAAGGTACTGAACCGCCCATCCAGGGCAGGCACGCACTCAGCGTGCATCTGGCCGGGCCCGCTGGTGCACGCCGGGTCGCTGACCCCGGACGGGTACTGCTGCTCGTAGCCCTGCTCAGCGCGGGCGTCCCTCTCTTCATCGGTCTCCGGCCGGATCTCCCGGCACGGGCAACCCAGGTTGTCAGGCATGTCTTCCTTCTTTGATCTTGGATCGTGGCTGAACTTGCACCTAGCATAACACCTCTGTTGACATCCTTATTCCCGCAGGTCAGCGCCGGTTCTGGAGCTTGATCAGGTCCAGGGCCTCGCCGTTCTCCAGCTCATACTGGGCCAGGAAGGCGTCGATGTCGCGGTCATGCTGGGCGTCATGCAGTGCATGGTGCTCGGCCGCCGGGTCCTGGTCCGGGACCGCCGGGCTGCCCAGCCGGTCGTTTTCCTGCTTGAGGTCCCGGGTCCACATCGGGATGCCCTCGGGCCGGTCGATCATGGACCCCCAGAGCTGCATCAGGGCCACGTGATCGTAGGCGGCGTACCAGGCATTGAGCTGCGGCTCGCCAGCCGCAAGGATGAAGTCCCGGACCTCGTCCGCGATCTGCGGCTGGGGACGCACGGCGGCGAACTCGGGGTGCTCGGTGTCCCAGGCCCAGCCGCCATACCTGCTCTCATCGAAGACCACCGGCAGGTGCGGCAGCACGTTGGCGGCCAGCCACTTACGCCGGACTACCTGGTCCATGGTCATCCGGTCATCAGTGACCGCGTAATAGGCCAGGCCGTCCTCTCGGACCAGCCCGATGGAGACCAGCTCGATGGTGACCCCGTTCTCCACGAACTCGGTGTCGTAATAGATCCTGGTCATGATCATTCCTTCCGTGCACCGGGCGGGGTCTCCTCCCCGCGCAGCCAGAACAGCTCAGGGTCGTGCTCGATCCGCCGCAGCAGCCCCGGGTCGATGCCCATCAGGGCCCCAGGGCGCGCGGCCTCCAGCAGCTCGCGGGCGATGCCGCGCGCCTGGTCCACCCAGCTCGGGATGACCTTGATGGTGCTGGTGAAGCCCATCTGGTGGCAGACATGCTGGCACGGCACGTCGCAGTATTTACAGCTCCGGCGGCAATCACCGCACTGTGCGTGGAAGCAGGCGGTGGAGACGTACTCGTGCCCGGCGGCCATCAGGCAGGCTTGTTCTCGCCCTTGCGGCGCTCGGCGTCGTCGGCCAGCACTGCGCTGGCCGCCGCCTCCCAGGCGTCCCGGATGTCCCCGGGAACCAGGCCCCAGTCCGGCAGCTCCGCACCGCTGACCAGGCTCCTGCCGTCCGACTTGGCCAGGTACGCCTCGTAGGCGACCTGGCCGGGTGACTTGTCCATTGCTGGCATCCTTTCGGCCGGGGTGATGTTCTTCCCGCTCAGCCCCGTTCCGCCGGGAGCGTGCCGGTGCCCGTACCAGTCCTCCCGCAGGCGGCTGGCGATCTCGAACGACTCCAGCGCCCTGACCATGTGCTCGGCCAGGATGAAGTCGGGGGTGTCGGACTCGTTCTCCGCACTCTGCTCGTTCAGCGCTGACTCGATGGCGCTGATCAGCCTGTCCCGGGCCAGGGGTGACCGGGTCACGGCTGGTCATCCCAGCGCTTGAGGGCATCCATCATCCCCAGCTCCGGGACGACGGTGTTCCCGTACTTCCCGGTGGTGGCGTGCGCGGCGACCCGGATGTAGCACCACATGACCAGCTTGCGCGGAAGATGCCAGACGATCTTCATCAGGATCTTCTCCCGCTCCCGGGAGAGCAGGTAGCGGCGGTCCCGCCAGGCGTAGACGATGTTCACGACGTGCCTACCTGGATGGGTCCCTGGCCAAGCTGGTCCACTTCCCAGCCGGGCATCGACACCGGGCACTGCTGGCCCCCGGCGGCTGACTCCGTGCACTGCCACAGGTCCCGGTCCTCGAAGTAAGACATCTTGGTCTTGTGCACGCCGCAGACCACCTCGACGTCAACGTGGGCCACGGCGCGGCCCATCCAGGAGAACCGCTCCCGAGGGGGCCTGGGGCATCTGGGCGGCCGTGGCCGGGAGCAGCCCGGAGGTCAGGGACAGGCCCATCATGTGGCTCCAGCACAGCGGCACCGGCAGCGGCATCATCCCGTTGCCGCCAAGGCCGGGCGGGCCCAGCGGAGGGTAGACCCCGACGCCCACCGCGATCTCGATAGGGATGGGGCAGGCCCCGGCAGCCTTGTTCAGGTCCACCACCACCTGGTCACCGTCCCCGGCCAGCGCCAGCCGCTTCTGGGTCTCGTCGTTCAGGGCCTGGGTAGTTGAGCCCTTGAAGACCGCCGCGCACACCGCGCAGAACTGCGCCCCGGGTGGCGGCTTAGGCCCTTTGAAGATCAGCGCTGCTGGCACGGGCACTCTCCTTGATCTTGGCTTTGTACCGGAAGACCGTCCGCTGGCTCACGCCGAGCAGCTCCGCCTGCTCGGCGGTGCTGAGAACCGCGACGGCGGGCCGGTTCAGCTCAGCCAGCCTGGATATCCTAGCGGCCTGCGAGCTGTCCATGCGGGCCGTGATAGCCCCGCAGCGCATCAGTTTCTGGTAACAGCCGTGGCACCACCGGCTGCGCCGGAGGACCGCGCCCCGGCACCCGCATCTCTCACAGGTGCCGGTCATGGCTGCGGGCCTTTGCATAGCGGTCCAGCACGCCCCGCACGGCCGCCCTGGACGCAGGTCATCCTTCCTCCCCGTCGCAGACCACCCAGGGCAGCCGGTTGCCGGGGGAGGGCCGCTTGTGCGGGTACAGCTCGCCGTCATCGTTGATGCCGACCTCCTGGGCGCAGCTCGGGCAGCGGTTGACAGTGAACGAGCTGGTCGTGCCGGACCCCCCGCCGCCGCCCCCGCCAGGAAGCTCGTTGTGCTCGGGCAGCCCGATGTAGCGGGTCGTGTTTGCCTGCTGGCCCCGGTACCACCAGCCGTCCCGCTGATGCCACCAGAGGCCGTCCTCAAAACCCAGCACCCATTTCATGCCAAGGCCGTTGGTAATGAGCTGGCCAGGCGGCGGGTTCATGAACGCCCCGGGTGGCCTGCGCCTAATCTCCGTCTCCAGCCTGTCCAGGGTAGCGAGCCGGGCCATCTCCGCCCCCTCGGCTGCCTTGCGCTGGCAGGTGCCGCAGGGCTGGCGCTGGCTGGGCATCGGCGGCCTGCACCCGATCACCACCGGCTCGAAATCCGCCGGAAGCTGGTCGCCACAGCGCCAGCACAGCCAGGCCAGCGGCTCATCCCCGGGCAGCTCGTGCAGCCTGGAGACCGGCACCGCGTAGGCGTGGTTGCAGGCCGGGTGGGTGACCACCGGAAGCGGGGCCTGCGTGATCTGCGTGACCTGCTTAGCAGGCAGCCGGTGATGGCGCGGCCGGGGTCCCGCCAGCAGCAGGGCGGCAGCGAGCAGCGGGATCATCAGGAGGGGCATCAGGTGCGAGACCACCGGAATACCCACTGACAGGATCAGGACGGCCAGGACCATCCGCAGGTTCCCCGCTGTCGGCCTGGTCACGGGAGCAGCTCTATCCGGTCAGCCTGGATCGCCTTCGGCTTGCCCGCGTCCAGCACGGTCCGCTTCTCGGCGTCCTCGCGCTCCCAGCGCTGGAAGACCCAGCCCAGGCACTCCCCATAGCTGTGCCCGTCCCTGATCAGCACGTTGATCATCCGGCCAGTCAGGTTCCACCCGGCCTCGTAGTTCTCCACCTCGGCCCGGAACTGGGCCCGGGACAGGCTCCGGGTCGCGTACAGCCGGTAATCGCCGCCCGCACTGCCCGGGGGCCGCCTGACGAACACCAGGATGGCCTCGGGGCTGAACTTGCCCGCGTCGGCCAGGCTCACCACCTCAGTCATCGATCTCCTCCCAGAGCCTGGTGCGGACCCGCCGCCGGGCCCGGGACGGCAGCGGCTCCTCGTTCTCAAACGGCGGGGGCCGGAACACCACCTCGAACTCAGGAGGCTTCCGGGGTTCCTCCTGCGGGCCGCTGGGCTCAGAAGGCACCCGGGTCATGACGTCTCCAGCACCGTGACGATCAGCAGGAACACGCCCCACAAGGCCACGGCGGCAGCCAGCGTGCCGCCGCAGACCAGCGCGATGATCACCGGGACCTTCCACCATGGCTCCTGGTCCGGCGTGGCCATCAGAACGGGTCGCCGGAGTGATTGGCGCAGTGCGGCCAGAACGCGGCCCACGCCGCCGGGCTCCGGCCCCCGCCAGCCGCCATGACCTCGCGGTACGCGGTATGCGAGCTGGACGGGCCTCCGAACAGCCAGCCCCTGGCAGCGCCGGGGATGAGCCAGTAGGCGTGGATCATCTGGGATGGGCTCAGCCCGAGCGCGGCCCCGGCCCGCGCGATGCGGGCCGCGCCGTGGGAGTTGCGTGCCTGCCAGCGGTTCTGGGTCCGGCGGCGCGGTTTTGCGATCCTGGTCGTGGCAGTCACAGGAAATTCCCTTCTTTATCGGCCAGGTAAACCGAGTGGATGGGGCACCCGTCATGCGGGTTGGGGATCTCCTGCCCGCGCGCCCACCAGGAGCGGCAGCAGCACAGCACGGCCTCGAACCGGCGGACCTGCTGGCGGTCCTCCATCATCAGCTCGTACCGGCGCTCCTCGAACGCCGCGAACTGGGCCTGGATCTCCCGCATCTGGTCCTCGCCGGGATAGCCACCCGGCGGGAAGGGCATGCTCACTCCGGCACCTGGGACGGGTCAACGAACATGGCCCCCATCGGGGCAGGGGTGATCGGGCCTGGCCCCCCGGCCTGCCTCCGGGCCTCGGCAGCCAGCTCGTCCATGGTCACGCCCGCGATCTTCGCCAGCGCCACCAGCCCGGTCACGTCGTACTGATTGGTCACCATCGCTACCTCGCGGTTGTCCGAGTGCTGGTGCATCAGGATCGAGGCGATGTGCATCAGCAGGCCCAGGGCAGCCAGGCCGGTGAGCGACAGGACAGCCAGCAGCACGGTGATGGCAAGGATCATGAGGCGTCTCCGGTGATAGGTATCTCCCTGATCAGGACGGCCGGGGTGGTGGTCCCGGCTTTCATGCAGAACTCGCAGCTCACCATGCCCGACCTGATCACGGACCGGACCCGGTCCAGGTGCCCCGCACAGACATCCACCGGGCCCACGTGCTCGCCCTTGCACCCCACCCAGAGCTGGGCGGCGCGATCCTCCGGGCAGCGGCTGGACCCGGGCGGGAACGGTGCTCCCGGCGGGTTGTAGCTGTTGCCCCGGCCGCCGTCGCGGATGTCACACCGGGTGTCGGACCCGGGCATCGGCCCGGCGTGCTTCCAGGAGCCAGAGACAGTCCGGGACTCGGTCATGGCCTCCCGCGAGCCCGCCCACTCAGCGGGCTCAGCCAGCGGGTCCGGGCGCTCGGCCATTCCCGTCCACCTCCTCCCAGACTCCGGCGGTCAGTTTCTCGATTCGCACTTTCCGCACGAACTCAGCATCGGTTACTGCCCAGCCATGCAGCGTCCGGTACTGGTCCGAGGCGGAGCGCCAGTTCAGGTCCATCCGGCTCTCGGGCTTCCAGTAGCTGTCCGGGATCTTGCTGTTGGGCGTGGCCTGGTCGCCATCGGTGTCCAGGAACCTGTCAATCTGGGAAGGCCGGACCATCTCCCAGCTCACCCGGTAGACGGTGTCCTCCGGCGGGGGCCCGCCCCAGTTCCCGGCCAGTGCGTAGCAGTCGCCGTTCCCGCAGATGATCCGCCCGTCCGGGACCAGGATGAACTCGCTGCCGTCGCACTCCTGGCAGGCCAGTGCCTCAGTGAGACCCTGGCTGGGTCTGGGCTCGCGCTGCGCCAGCCAGCCGGTCATGATCCGTGCCCCAGGCAGCAGGCCAGGCAGAGCAGGCAGACCGGGCACAGCTCGTAGTCGGTGCACAGGTGGCGCTCGCCGTCCGGGTCCAGCCCGGTGTTGACCAGCGCCTGCCGCATCGCCTCGGCCAGCGTCACGACGGGATCTCCGATGCCAGCATGCACTCGCCCCGGGCGTTGCGGATCACCAGCCGGTCCCCGGCGTAGCCGACGACCTCCATCATCTGCGGCGGCTCGCCCACCATGAACCTGTCCCAGGAGTGCTGCTCCGGCTTCGCGGTCACGGCCGGGCTGTCCGCGCCCTTGCGGGCCAGCCGTCCCGGACCGCCGGGCGTGTAGGTGTAGATGTGCTCGCCGTAGCTGCCCCCCTTGGCGCTCCGGGTGACGTCGTCGCGCTCGTCGGAGAACCGGCGCAGCACCTTCTGCACCCCGTTGGTGGTCAGCCCGGTGGCGGTGGCCAGCTCCTTGGAGGTGAACCCCCGGCGGGGATGGGACTGGAGGAAGTCCGCGACGATCAGCATGGACGTGTGCTTCCCGCCCGCCGTGCCCCGCAGCCCGTACTTGCGGGCCCGCTCGGTCAGCGGCCCGTCGCTGACCGATCGGGCATTCAGCCCTGCGCCTGCATCTGCCAGCGCACGCCCGGCCGGGCTGTCCGGGTGCACCAGGGCATGCTCCGGGAGTGGCCCGTAGCCCTCCACGGGGGCGGTCACCGTGACCTCGCCCCGGCCAGCTTCATGAACAGGTCGGCCTTCTCCCGCCCGGTCAGCATCCCGCCTTCCTCCATCAGGTAGCCCTTGCGGTGCTTGTAGCGGTTCTGCTCCCGGAAGCCGTGCCGGTCGCGGGGCTTGGTGATCTCCGCCCCGCAGGAGACGCAGGTGAACACCGTCTGCCAGCCCCCGCCCGGCGCGGCGTAGATCTCGTAGCTGTCCGGGTCGATGGAGTGGTTGCCCATCAGCACCCGGCAGATGATGTCCGAGTTGCTCATGTTCGCGAGCTGCCGCGACCGGGGCACCGGCTTCGGCCTGGCCTTGCGGCCCTGGCCCTGGCCCCTGATGACGGTGAGTGGCGGCGCTTGGCGCGCGGCTGATCCCTTAGGCACTGCGTGCTCCCTTGATCGTGATCTGTTTACATCCTTGCTAGGCATCCAGCCTATGACAAGTTCCGCGATCTGTACGCCATTTCATCGGTGAGCAGCATGAGGCCGCAGGACGGGCAGCACCAGGCGAACCGGCACTGCTCCCAGACGGCCGGGAGTCCGCAGTGCTCCGGGATGGTGACGTACCAGCGCTTCATGCGCTCTCCTGCCGCTCCCGGGCGGCCCGTGCTGCCTGTTTCCGGCGGCGGGTATCCGCCTTCCGCTCCTCCCGCCACTCCCGGTTGGTCCAGTACCTCCGCATCAGCAGGGCCGCCTGGCTCTCCCGCCTGATCCCCGCGCTCAGGGCCCGCTCGTGGCGGAACACCTCACCCGGTGTCATGTCCCGGTCGGGGAAGCGTGACGGCGGCAGGTAGATGACCTCGGGGGTCACGTCCGGGGCCGTTTCCACCGCAGCTTCATGAAGCCCCGGGACTGCACCTGGCTGGCCTGCTTCTCCGTCTTGTCCTGCTGGCGACCGATGTCCCTGATCTGCTCGAAGAGGTCGGTCATCGGCCTGCCGGAGCTGCGCCATACCTCCGGCTCGGGCTGCTTCGCCGGGGTGAGGGCTGGTCCCCGGGCCCGCTGGCCGGAGCGGGTCGCGATGTTGCGGGACAGCTTCTTGCGGCAGCGCCGCCGCTGCGGCCCGGTCGCGGCTGTGAGCGAGGTGACGCCATAGTGTGCCAGCCGGGTGGCGTTGGCCATCGGCTGGACCGGCTCCAGCTTCACGTTCTGCTCGGGATGCAGCGCGCAGGGTCTCCCGCCGAGGCTCACGGGCCATCCTGGTGTGCTTCGGTGTACCCCTTGCTAGCCGGGACCTGCACCTGGTCAGGGTGCTCGTCCTGCCAGGCGTCGATCTCGTCGTGCCGGGTGCTGACCAGGTCCAGGTGAGCCTGCGGCGATCCTGCCTGCTGGCACAGGTTCCAGTAGAGGCCGATCAGCTTCGGCAGCAGAAGGTCACGGCCCCGGAACACCATCACCGGCTCGTCATCGGGGATGTGCCCGTGCTCCAGCGTCACCTGGCCGTACTTCTTGTCCTGGGCCATCAGCGCCCCTGCCTCTCCAGCTCGATGATCTTGTCGATGATCCGCTCGTTCGACCAGCCCGGCATGCACTCGTGGATCACCCTGCCGGACAGGGTGTCCTGGGAAGCCAGCCCGGCCAGCCTCGCCATCAGGTCCATCCTGCCCATCCGCCCCAGCTCGTGCACCCGGCTCCGTGGCCGCATCCCGCCCGTGATGCTCATGCTGCCCCGGCCTTCTTCACGGCGTACGCCGATCCGTCGAGCTGGACCAGCGACAGCCAGTGCGCCCCCGCTGGCGCTGGCAGCTCGCCGTTGACGCAGATCAGCACCCCGCCGGGCCGCAGCGCGACCCGCACCCGGTTCTCCAGCGCCTGGGTGGCCTCCGCCCCGGCAAGGGGATGGTTGAGGTAGATGATCCCGTACAGCGCCAGGCGGGATGCTGCCATGTGCCGGATGTCCCCGGGCCGGACGTCCGCGCCGATCCGCTCCGCCTCGGCCAGGTACGCCGGGACCAGCTCGATGCCGTGCGCGTCCAGCCCGGCCTCCTTCGCGGCCAGCACCTTGGTGCCGATCCCCGCGCCCAGGTCCAGGAACGGCCCGCTGCCGTGCGCCATGGCCGTCTCCAGCAGCAGCCGGAACCGGCCCATCGGGTAGGGGATGAACCGGATGCAGTCCAGCGGGACGTCTTCCACAGGGCGGCCCGCCCATTCCATCTCCAGCGCGTGCAGGCCGGTCATCCGGAACTCCTTCGCGGCCTGGTACTCCCGCTCGTAAGCGCGGCCGGTGTAGGCGCTGACTCCGACCGCATCGGCTGCTGCGGGCCCGGTCTTGCCCGCGTCCCGCAGGTCGGTGTAGAAGGCCAGCCGCTCCTGCTTGTCCTCCCGGGCCGGGTTGGCGGCATGGTTCTCGTACAGCTCCATCCGGCGGTCATGGATGTCCAGCTCCTCGCGCTGGCTGGCCGATACCCGCTTCGGGTCACGCCAGACATAGCCCTCGCCCAGGCTCATAGCTGGCCCCTCTTCCGCAGGGCCGCCCGGCACCGCAGGCAGTCTGCCCGGGCCGGGTCACCAGTGAGCCGGGGCCTGTCACCGAAGATGGTCCTCCCGCACAGCGTGGCCAGGCCGTTGCCCTGGCTGTAGTGCAGCCGACCGCTGGGCGCGCTCACCGGGCTGCCCTCACCCAGTCCGTGATCGCGCGCCCCGCGTTCGGGCAGCCGCCGCCATGGCCGCCACCGCCGTAGGCGCGGCAGACCGGGCACACCACGACCGACGGGTCCGGGCCCGATCCGCCGGGGCCGACCCGGGTACCCGCAGGCGGGCTCCATTCCGCCAGGCGCTTCCAGGACGGGTAGGCCAGGTACATCGGGCCAGCGCCACTTATGATCCCGGGCATCCTCAGGTACCGGGAGTAGTCATCCATCTGCCCGGTCAGCGCGCTGTCCTGTTCCCTCAGGTCCGGCGCGGACCCGGTCACCTGGTAGCTGGGCGGGCCTTCCTCCACCATCACCTGGGCCGCCAGGCCCGGCACCACAGTCCAGCCGCCTGCCTGGTCGGTCATGGACGCGGCAGCCAGCGCCGCCTCATCGGGCCCGTCAGCGTCCACGTCGGCGGACACGATCCCGCACCCCATCACGTAGAGGTAGCAGTGCCATCGGGAGGCGCTCATGACGTCGCCCGGCCCAGCTCATCAAGCGGGCAGCCCGCCGTGTGGCCGGTACCCGGCGCGGTCGGGCAGCACCGCCGGGGGAGGCCCGCGCCCGCACGGGTGACGCCAGGACCCCCGGTCGCACCCGGGACCTGGGGATTGCCTCTCCCGCCCCCTCCGCCTCCGCCAGTCGCGGTCACGCTGACCGCCGTGGCCCGGACGCCGAAGACGACGATGGGCGAGACCTGGCTGCCGGGCAGCTCCATCAGCAGGCGGCGTCCCCGGATCAGCGCGGCCAGGGCCTGGCGGCGGGTCAGCCGGACACCGTAGCTGCGGTAGGCAGGAATCAGGATCTCCTCGCGCTCGCTCACGGGTTGCCCCCGTGGTCCCAGTCCGAGATCCCGGCGAGGAACGCGGACGCCTGGCCCGCCTCCAGCAGCCCCAGGGCCTCACGGGCGGTCGGCTTCGTCCGGCCGGTCACGCGGCACAGCCGGTAGCGGGCATGATCGGGAATCAGCAGCCAGGCCCGCACGATTGCGGCCAGCATCCTGGTCTTCACCCAGGGTCCTCCTTGATCGTTATCTGCACTGGATACCCCTGCGGCCCGCGCTCCCTGGTCAGGGCACGGGCCGCAGGGGCCGCCCGGCTCCTCGCCTGCCTGCCCCCCGGGGACGGCGGCGTGTATGCCGGGAACTGGTTACATCCTAGGCACGGACGAGCGTGCAGCGCGCCATGTCAGGGCCGGGCGAACAGGACCCAGTGGTGCAGCAGCCATACGGTGGCCAGGACGCAGAATGTCCCGCTCATCATGGCGAATGGGAAGAGAATGGCCGCGATAAGCCAGCCGTTAACCGTCCTATGTGCGGCCTCGCCTATATGGAAATTGGCTACCTGCCTGTCCCCGCCATTCCTGGTGCGCATTTCCGGGATTATCCCGATGCTCATGAGATCCGTTCCTGACTCGCGCCGCACAGGCTGGGTGAGCTGATTGTCCACGCCATTTTCCCCCCCTTGAGCATGATGGTGGCCCGGCGTCATTGCCGGGCCACCATGCAGCCTATTGCCTAACCGCCTGGCCGCGCGGCCAGTACCCGTGAGATCGCCCGGTCCAGGTCGTCATCGGTTGCCTGGTTTGCATTCCAGGCATCGCGGGTGCGCTCCAGCGCCTCCAGCGCCTGCCACATCTCCATCGCCTTCGGCATCAGCCGGGTCACCATATCGGGCATGGCCCGGCTGGCTGCACGTTTCGGTGACAGTCCCGCCGGGAGTCTCATGCCTGGTCCTCCCGCGCCGCCGCGTCGTGATCGGCCGCCGCGTACAGCGAGGGCCAGTGGTAGAACGGGCCCGGCCCGCGCTCAGACGGCGGCGGCCCGTCCGCCACGTAGCTTCCCGGCAGGTACTGACCTGATCGGTGGTGTGCTTCCACACCAGCAGTCCGCATGGCCGCACGCGCATCAGCGTCACCATACGCCTCAACCGCATGCCGCATGGTCGCGGCTACCTCCGCGCTGACGTGACCGGCCGCCTGGGCGATCGGCACAACCGGGGCCAGCCGGTCGCCAGCAGCCGCCTGATCGGTCCAGAGTGCCCCCGGCGGTGCACCGGGAGGGCCAGCCGCCATGACAGCCTCCTGGGCCCGCTCAGGCCCGCCGTAGGCTGCCGACTGCGTCCAGGGCTCGATCAGCTCGATCTTGTGCCAGGGCACCACGGCCCAGGTCCCGGCATCGCCTTCCAGCCGGACGTACCGATCGGTGATCTCCAGGAGCTGGCCCGCATCGGCGTGGGAGGCCCCGGCGGGCGTGATCCAGTGCACGACCGCCCAGGAGCCCGCCTCGAACGGCGCAACCGGCGGGGGCACGGCCATGGCCGTGGCGATGGCCGGGGGCTCCCGGCCGGTCTGCTCGTCCAGGTCCCGGCCAGCCGCAGCCAGGGCTGCGCTGACCTCCAGGGCCTGCTCCAGGGTGGCGTCCGGGTTGACGTTCAGCCGGGCCCGCAGCTCCGCCTCGATGTCGTTGAGGACCCCCACCGACACCCGCACCGGGATGCCCCGGTCCCGGGCCCCCTGGATGTTCATGGCCTGCTCGATGCCCATCCAGGCGGCCTGCTCAACCAGCACCGCGCCCCGGCTCCCGTCGGCAAGGTCGGCGGCCATGCCCAGGGCCGCGCGTCCCGGGCTGATCGGTGACTCCGGGAGGTTCCCCTGATCGGTCACGCCGGGCAGCTCAGGCTGCTCCGATGTTTCCACACTGGTGCTGACCTGGGCTTCCGTGCGCTGCCGCCGCCACTCCCCGACCGCCTGGTCAGCCGCCTGCTGCACGGTCAGCCCGAAGGCGGGCAGCACGTCCCGGTAGGTGTCCCAGCTCTCGACGTGGGCGAGGTAGCCCTTGATCGAGCTGATGTTCCCCCGGGTCGGGTCCTCGGCCCACATCCTGGCGACCGTCCCGGTCGCGTCCTCGCGGTCCTTCTGATCGGTCAGCCACTTCGCGAAGCTCACCATCGGTTCCTCCTCGTTGATCTTGCTCAGATTTATCTGGTGAAGGCGTGAAGGCGTGAAGGGAGATCCTACCCTGGCCCCTAGGGAACACAGGGGGGCGTGTATCCCCCGATCACATACCTCACATACAACTATACCTGACCTGCATGAACATACATATCTCATATATATCTGAGCCCACATATATATACATATATCTGTACCTCCTTCTCCTGATGCGTACTTACTACCTACCCTTCACACCCTTCACAAGATATATAGAGAGAAGAGAAGTAGCAGGTCAGAGAGGGTTTTTGCGCGTGAAGGGTCCGGCCGGTCATCCTTCACCAGCCTTCACCGTCGTTCACGCTTCAAGATCATCTGTGAAGGGTTGTGAAGGGTTGCGGTCAGCGCGGGACCCAGGTCTCCTTGGCCATCACGAGCCCGGTGAACCTGTTCCCGTCCCGGGTGTGCACCACCGGGTTGCGGCGTCCCACCTTGGCGCTGAACGACTTCTGGGTGCCCGGGTAGTCGATGCCCTGGGCCTCGCACCAGGCCCGGTAGAGCAGGTACAGGTGGCTGCTGCGGGCCCAGGCCGACGGATCGGTGCCGGACGCCTGGGCCAGCACCTCGTCGTTGATCATCTCGGTGATGAAGGCCAGCGGGTTCTCGGTCTGGTCGGCCAGGTCCTCGCGGTGCGCAACCATGGAGGCGGGCAGCTCATCCGGGGTCCAGCCTGCGTCCCGCATGCCCCGCTCGGCAGCCAGGTGATCCATCAGCAGCCGCAGGATGCCGGGCAGCTCGGCTGACAGGTTCTCAAGCAGGTGCGGGTCGGCCACCCCGTACCCGGCGCTGAACCGGACTGGCTCCAGCCGGGCCAGTGAGCCAGCGTCGGCGGTGTTGTAGGGGATCGGGTCGTTGCTCGCGGCCATGATCGTGCCCTGCGGGGTCCACACCACGTAGCCCTGGTTTTTCGCGGCGGTGCGCTGGGCGTCCCGGCCGGTGATCGCCTTGATCAGGGACTCATCCAGCCGCTTCCCGCTCGGCGGTTCCGACGTCAGCACCAGCCTCATGCCGCGCAGCTCGTGCCGGGCAAATCCGCCATCGGTCTTGCCCGCCAGGAACGTCTCCACCGCCACCGGGCCCGCGTACCCCCCGGCGAGGCGCAGCAGCAGCGCGATCAGGGTTGACTTCCCGCTATCGGGCTCACCGATCAGGTTGAGCCAGCCCTTGCGCGGCATCAGCCCGGCCAGGGCGCAGGCAGTGCGCCAGCACAGCCACCAGCGCTGCCACGGGTCCGGGACCGAGGTGGCCAGGAAGCGCTCGAAGTGGGGGCACACGGCGTCCGGGTCGTAGGCAAGGCCCGGGGCCAGCCGCCTGGTGGCCAGGAAGCCGGGCCCGGGAGCATGCGTGATCACCCGGCCCAGTTCGATGGTGGCCGATGCGTCGATCACCTGGCCCTCGCAGGCGATGTACCCGGTGGTGGCCGCGTCGAGCAGGTCGTCATCGGCGTGGCAGTGCCTCTCCAGGGAGGTGATCAGCGCGCTCTGGCCTGCGCTGCCCCGGATCTTGGCCGCGTACCCGCGCTGGAGCTTCCAGGCCGACTTGGGACCGTCCCAGGCCAGCATGGCATCGGCGTAGATCTTCTCCCGCTCCTGCGCGTTCTTGGTGGCGTTGGAGGGGGCGTCCCGGACCGCTGCCGCGATGGCCTCGAAGCCAGCCTGGATGGTCTCCAGCACCCCGGCGTATACCCGGGCCAGCAGCTCGGCCGCCTTGACCGCCAGCTCGTGGCAGGCGGCCCAGACCGATCCGTCCCACTGACGCCAGGTCCGGGTCTGGGTCCCGTAGCTGATCGGCACGCCGCTGACCGAGCACATCCAGGCAATGGCGGTAGCCGATGACAGGTCATCAACCGGCAGGGACCTGCGTATATCAGCAGGATGCAGTGGCTGGCCATCGGCGTGGGTAAACCACTCCGGCCCGATCGGCAGGTAACTGACCATTCCCGCTGTCTCCTAGCCGGGAAGGATGTCAAGACTGGGATGCGGATTCCGGTGCCGATGTTGTATCGTGCTCACGGATGGTCTCCAGGTGATCGGTTTTCGCAGACGGAACACCGATGGGGCTTTGATATAGCGGGGCCGCGCCAGGGGCTGGAGCGCGGCCCCGCAGCATCGGTTCAGGGGCTCCAAGGGTGGGGTCAAGGATGCCACTGCGGCGGGGGTGGCGCTACCTTCCCAGGGAACGCCAGCGGTTCACCAGCTCGCGCTCGTGCAAGACCTTGGCCGCATGGAACTTATGTGCCGACTCGATGAGCACCAGCACCTCGCGCCAGCCGAAACCTGTCCTGTCTGACGCCTCCCACACGGAACGGATGTCCGCAGTGACCTGGGTTAGATCGCCGTTGCGCTTACGGAACCTTGAGCAGGCCAGACGATAGAGAACCTCGTTGCGCTCGCCGTAGGGGACTCCCACCGACTGGAGCTGCTCGAAGTCAGCATCGGAACTGCCCAGGCCAGTCTGTGCAGCTACCTGGGCCGCCAGCTTTTCCGGGTCAGGAGGCGGGGTCCAGGCCAGCCAGTCAAAGATCCACTCGGGAGCCTCGGGCACACTGCACGGGCAGCCCCTGGTCCATATGTAGGGCACGAGCACGGGTTCAGGCATAGATTCCCCGGGTGGCTGCAATCCTGCTGTCATCTTGCGTGATGGCGGGGCGACCACCAGGCCGCCGTCCCCTTTCACATCCACCCCGGGCAGGATGGCCGGGCGCTCCGGGATCTTGAGGCCAGCCGGGGTCCGCAGCCAGATGTGCTGGCCCCCCGACGGGGTCAGCACGGCGGGCGGGGGTTCCCAGCCGATCGAAAGCCTGTACTCGGCCATGAAGCGGGCGAATTCCTCGATCCCGTTCGGGCCGCTCTTGACATCCAGGTCGATGACCATCAGGCAGGAGGACGATCCGGTGGCCACCCCGACGTTGGCGGCCGGGTCAAGGTCGCGCCAGGCCCACGGCACCAGGCGCTCGTCGCGGGTGGCCCAGTGCACGCCGCCAAGGCCGCCAGGGCCAGGCCCGCGCAGGGGGAGCATCGGGTGCGGCTTCTTGCCCCCGCGCACCAGGGGCAGCACCGCGTACCCCATCCGCTGGTAGCGCAGCGCGGCGCTGCCGAAACCGCCGATCTCAGGTGAGATCGCGCTGGCGTCCTCGAAGCCGGGGCAGCCGCAGGTCATGCCCGGCCCCCGTAGTACAGGCACCAGCTCCAGTGCACCGTGGTGGCCGCGCCAGGCCGGGCGACCCCGCAGAACCCGCACGGGGGCTCGCGGTCGTCCCTGACCGGGACCGGGGGCTCAGGCGGCTGCGCAGGCATCGCACACCCCGTAGATGATCGAGACCGGCGGGGCCAGGATTCCCGCCTTCCCGCTGATGCCCATGATCAGGCCGGGCAGCTCGATGGAGCGGACCGCTACCCGCCGGTCATCAGGGACCCTGAAACAGACGTCGCACGCCTCGTTATCGGTGACCGCGATCACCTGCTGGGCGCAGGACGCGCACAGCACCATCGGGTGCCAGGCCAGAATCCAGGCGGCATCGGTCCCGGCCAGCGGACTGTGGGCGCAGGTGAACCCATCGGTCCCGGCCTTCTCCCTGATCCAGGCCCGCAGGCGGGCGGCGACCGCCAGGTCAGGTTTCCCCGGCTCGATCGGCTCAGAATGGAACTGCGGCGTGGCTGCGGCCATGGCTGTATCGTCTCCTGGGATCGTGGATCGTGTTGCGCGCAAGGAATACTACCCCCTGTTTCTCTGTTGACATCCTTGTATGCCCTCAAGCCAAGATCAAGATCGACAAGGAGAACAACACCCGGATGAGCAAGATCGCTTACCTGCCCGATGTTTTCAACGCGGTCCAGCTCGATGTCATCGAGCGGGCCGAGCAGATCTGCCAGGACTACGCGGCCCAGGGCTACTCCCTGACGCTGCGGCAGCTCTACTACCGATTCATCGCCACCGATGCCTTTCCTGAGTCACGCCGGAACGCGGCCGGGACCAAGAACAACCAGCAGAACTACAAGTGGCTGGGTGACCTGGTGGCCCGTGCGAGGGTGGCCGGGCGGATCGACTGGCGGCACATCGAGGACCGGACCCGCGAGGCGTCGGGCGGGGACGCGGGCTGGGATTCCCCCGGCTCGGCGGTCGGCTCGATCAGCGACTGGTACTCGATCTCCAAGTGGGACGGCCAGGAGAACTACACCGAGGTCTGGGTGGAGAAGGAAGCCCTGATCGACGTCATCTCCCGGCCCGCCAGCCGGTGGAACGTCCGGCACTTCGCGTGCAAGGGCTACGTGAGCGTGTCCGCGATGCACGACGCGGCCCAGCGGCTGCGCCGCGAGGAGCGCGCGGGCAAGACCACCTCGGTGATCCACCTGGGCGACCACGACCCGAGCGGGATCGACATGACCCGCGACATCCAGGACCGGCTGGCCACGTTCCGCTCCACCGCGACGGTGGACCGGATCGCGCTCAACATGGATCAGGTGACGGCGCTGAACCCGCCGCCTTCCCCGGCCAAGATCACTGACAGCCGGGCCGCCGACTACATCGACACCTACGGGGACGACTCCTGGGAGCTGGACGCGATCGAGCCAGCCGATCTGGAGGCCCTGGCCGAGCGGGCGATCCTGGCCCTCCTTGACCGGGGCATGTGGAACGCCCGGGTGGAGCAGGAGGAGGCCGAGAAGCGCATCCTGACCGCCCTGAGCACTAACTGGGACGAGGTCCAGGAGTTCATCACCGCCAACGGAATGCTCGATGAGTGATCATGGTTCTACCAGGACGGCTGCCGTGTGCCAGACGGCGGCCGTCCTGCTTCCTGGTAGCCTCCAGGTGAGCGAGAGCACTGCAACGGATCAAGATCGAGGTGGGAGGTGAGCCCGCAAATGACCCTTGTCAAGATTGAGCTGGAACACCAGGTCAAGACCTTCGAGGGACGCGAGATCGGGCGGGTTTCGACCCGCGACTTCCCCGAGGAGAACTCCGCATTCCGCGCCCGCTGGGTGGACATGGCCCTGTACGCGCTGGATTCCGGCGGCTACGTGCTGCACCGGGTCGGCCGGTCGGTTGTTTACCACGTCAAGGGGGGAGCCTGCGGGGCGGGCGAGCCCAATACCCGCACCGCCGGATCGGTGAGGGTGACCGTGGACGGGCTGCCCGATGACGCCGAGCCCTGCCGGATCTGCAAGCCCGAGGACCCCGAGTACCTGCCCGAGAAGGTGCAGGTACTGCTGGAGCAGCCCCGGCATACCGTTGACAGGTGCGCCGATGTGGCCACGGTGATCCGCCGGATCACCATCGCCCGGCACCGGGGGTCCGGGATCACCTCCACGGCCGTCTCCCGGCCGGTGGGCGACCTGATCGCCCAGGCCATGGCCAACGACGAGGGTTTCGCCAGCGCGCCCAAGCCCGAAGAGAAGATCGGCTGACCAGGAGGAAGATCCAGGATGGGCAAGTCCACGATCACGGTGTCCCGCCAGCAGATCCCCTACACCACCGAGCTGGAGACGCTGTCCTGCGGGGAGTGCGAGATCCCGTTCGCGATACCGTCCTCCCGGCACCGCAAGCTGGAGACTGATCAGCGCAAGGCGGCCGAGCGCAAGTCCAGCGCCCGCAAGGGCGTGATCACCCGGATGCGCGGCAAGCTGGCCCAGGGCAAGTGCACCGAGTGTGACACCGACTTCCCGGACCTGGCCGGGCACATGCATGAGGCTCATCCTGATTTTGAGAAGGCCGACTCATGACCCCTGAACCTGGTGATTTCTTCGTCACCTCAACCGGCGGGCTTGGCGGCCTGACGATCGGCGTGCTGGAGTCCGCCATCATGGACGACTGGGACAAAGGCCCGTCGAAATGGCGTCACGCCGGGATATACCTAGGTGGCGGAATGGTCCTCCAGGCTGAACCCGGTGGCGCTGTGATCGTTGCCCGCAGGCCCAATCCCGCTGACATATGGAGCACCGGGGTCCTGCCTCTCACCCCGGCACAGAGGGCCCTGGTGCCCGCGCTCGCGGAGTCCTACCGGGGCATCGGCTACTCGTGGCTGGATTACGCGGCGCTCGGCGCGCACCACGGTCACGTCCCTGACCTGCCAGTGTGGCCTGAGGGGGATCACCTGGTGACGCTCCAGCAGTTCATCGAATCCACCCACCACCAGATGTGCAGCTTCATGGTGGACAATTTCCGGCTCCGGCTCGGTGATCACCTGTTCGGCACGCAGGCTAAGCCGCCGACCCCGTCCCGCTGGTCTGGGTACGTCATGCCCTGGGACCTTGGGCACCTGCTGGAAACACAAGGGGCAAAATAGTGGCCGGAGAGCACAAGAAGCACCTTCCCCAGGAGAAATACAACAAGAAGGTGAAGAGTGATGACGCTACTCCAAAATCTCTCCGCCGTCTTTCCCGAGGCCAAGGCGAGCAGACAAAGCGTGACGCCAAAACCCCCCAGCGGAAAAAGTAAGGAATGACCACTGCCGCGCCAGCGCGGGCGATCGCGGTCGCCGGGCGGCTGGCCGGTGTCGGCCTGCACCTGGTGAACAACCTGGACGAGCTGGATGCCTGCCGGAGGTGGGCGGGCGAGCAGCGTGAGACCCCACTGTGCTACGACACCGAATCGGCGGGCCTTGACCCGCACCGGCACGAGGACCGGCTGATCCAGCTCGGGGACAAGCGGCACGGGTGGGCGTTCCCGTCGCGGGGCTGGTCCGGGGCCGCGATCGAGATCCTGAACAGGTACAACGGCCCCCTGGCCGCGCACAACAGCCCGTACGACAACCGGGTGCTGGCCGTCAACGAAGGCTGGAAGCCGCCCTGGGAGCGCATTGACGACACGCTGATCATGAGCCACCTGGTCAACTCGATGCGCCCGGCCGCGCTCAAGACCCTGGGCAAGATGGAGATCGACCCGATGGCCGCCGCCGCCGAGGAAGTGCTCAAGGCGGCCATGACCCGCAACCACTGGACCTGGGCCACCGTCCCGGCAGACTACCCCGGCTACTGGTGCTACGGTGCGCTGGACCCGGTGATCACCGCCTGGGTGTGGGAGGCCAAGGCCCCGATCGTCTTCGGCAGCTACCGCCAGCCCTATGACCTGGAGCGGGCCACCGCCCGGATCGCGGTGGACATGATGACCGCCGGGCTGGCGGTGGACGTGCCCTTTGTGGAAGCCACCATCGCGGAGTGGATGACCTGGGAGCGCCAGGCGATGGACTGGCTCGGGCGCTACCACAACATCGGATCGGTGAACTCCAACGCCCAGCTCGGCGCGGCCTTCAACCTGGCCGGGATTCCCACCGCGTTCTGGACGGCCACCGGCCAGCCGCAGATGGACAAGGAGGCCCTGGGCTTCTACCTGTCCCAGTACCCGGCCCAGCGGGACCTGGTGGCCACGGTGATCAAGGCCCGCAAGGTCGATGACGTGG